AGAAACATGGGTGAATCTCCTGAACCACGAGGAGAGCGACAGTTTCCTGATGAAGTAGATGAGTCACCGATGAGTGAACTGGATGCTCAAGAAGACACTGGTGAAAGCGATTTTAGAATGAACGAAGGCCCACCTCGACAACAAAAGCGTGGTGAAAGACGTGGTGTTGGAATCAAGCGACCCGGCTTCCGTGGCCCACCTATGCCTCTGACTGATAAATCTGCTACAGGTGATGTAGAAAGACAAGAAGACGCTCGTATGCCAAGCCTTGCCTCAAGAGGATTGAATACACTACATGCAAAAGTCAAAAAATCAGTTGCCGAAGGTTCTCAACCCGGCTTCTCTACATCGTATAACTCCTCTCCAATGGATGTCATGTTTGTGTCCGAAACAGGCGGTCAGACAAGAAACGCCTACTACACCACAAATCAATATCCATACAACGCCGAAGATGTCGCCAACAAAGGTGCTACATCAGTGCAAGTAAGTCTTGACAAGTTAGCCACTATGTTGAATCCTCACGACGGTGGCGGAGTAAGTCGTCTTGACAACAACGGGGTTCTCAGCAACAACCCCTATTGAGGGGGTTTTTGATTGATTGAAACTCCTACAGACTGGTATTACAGAAGTCGTAACGAACTGCTTAAGTCAGTTATAGACGGTATAGACATTCCTTACGCTGTTGGTGACTTTCACTTTGCTAAGATGAATTTAGAAAATCATGGTGTTCGTATCGAAGAGACACCTATGGATGAAATCTGCGACTCCTTGCTTAAGCAAGTTAAAAAAAAGCGACACCGATTCGATAAGAAGCAAAAGGGTGTATTTAGTTTTGAACGAGGCTCAGAGATGCGACTCGGTGAGCATCCGTGGCAAGGACGCATGACAGAGCGTTCTTTGTTTGATTTGGCCTCATCATTTCCTCATGCCGAGTTTGCTCAAGGACAGCATTATTCTGAGTCTCATCCTCATCACAAAGACCACCACCCTTTGCGTCAGAAGCACGCCATAACTGGTAGGTCAAAAATGATAGAAAAGTTACGACGCTTCTACTTAGCATCTAAACCCGGTGGTATGAGTTTGGCTCAACGATATAAAGAAGCCGAAAAGGGTAAAGAAAACTATGAGCAAAAACAAAACAACTTGTCGGTAGTTGGTAAGACGAAGTTTGACAATGCGGTAAATAAAGATGTCAAACACTACAATCATCTCGGGCCTTTGAAAGACAATTATGCTCACGACCTTTATCTCCGAGACTTTGAGCGATGGAAAGGAGAAAACCCAGCCTCCGTTAAAGAGATGATGAACAAATATCCCATACCCGATGAACATGAGCACGCTCTACAATTGATGCACTTTGAAGATGCATCCGACAGATGGGAGGGTGACCAATATCACAGTGAAATGCACGACCCAAAGGAAGGTATGACGGAACAGGAGATTCATGACCATCTTTACAGCGGTAAGAGTGATTCTGAACTTGAGCCAAAAGCGCTTAGAGAAGCGCTTGGCTACGAGGGTTATCTCTATGGTTTGGAATTTTTATCTCCGCTTGAAAGACAGAAAGTTATCAATCACGTTCACGGAGTTGGTACAGACGCTCACGATGCTCAAGACATTGACTTAGGTGGCGGTATGCGTATTAGCGCTGGTCGTATCAAAAGAAATCTTGCTCAAAGATTTACTGGTGAATTTGACCACTACATGCGACCTCAACACATGCATGGTGCGAATGTTAGGAAACACTATGAGACAATTGAAGATATACCCTTTGGGGAGTCAAGATTCATTAATCAATCCTTAATACAGGCGATGCAAGACATTCCTTTCGACAGTGATAACCAATCTTCGACATCTGTGTATGACAATCTTCTATCGGAATACAACGAACTTCTTACTGAGCATCAAGATGCTTTTGACGTTGGAACGTATGAGAAACCACCTGAAGATGAAAATTTCATCAACCAACTTCCAATTAGTGCGATGCGACAAGGTGCAAAAATTCATGAGGGTGCAAAAGCCCATCCAGTTCATCATGGTGAAGGTATTCTTCAAGAGTTGAAGACACTTGATGAAAAAGAGCAAAATTTTGTAAATGTAAAAACAATGCTGGGTCTTATGGGTTACAACGAAGATATGACTGAAATGGACTCACATCCTTTGTTACTTGGGTATGAAGGAGCGCTTGTCTCTCAGCCTAAGATAAAACAAATTATGGACAGAGCAAAAAAGTTGGCTGAGGAAAATAGAGAGCAAAAGCCAATTCGCAATCATGATTGGTTTCATCACGGAGGGTCAAACGGTTATGACATCACTGACATTCCAGTAAATGAAAGAGAGCATTACTTAACTGACGATAATAATAATATCATCGGACTCGGTGCTCACTTTGCTGATGAGTTTCATCATCAAGGCGGTATGGGTAGAAACGTCTTGCATTACTTAGAAATGATACATGATTCTTCACCAAAGGATGCTGAAGGTTATTCTGTCATTGGTAAAGTGGATGGTAATGAATTTATTCCTAATCCAAAAACAATAGGGCTTTGGGGTCGATACGTTCCTTCTCTGTATTCAAAAGAGATAAAAGAGCACATCGGAGGGCATGGTATCACTTCCCTGTGGGATTCTTCAAATCACATTCATCGTAAACCAAGAAACAACAAGAACATGCCTTTTCGACAAGCATCTTCTCTAAACGGAGAATATGCAAATGCAATTCGCTACATGAGTGAAAAAGAAAGGGAAATCTACTACAACGGCTCTGCTTGGAATGTTCATAAAGATGGTGCAAATCACTTCGGCACAAATCCAATTAACGCTATAGGCGGTATGGGTATGCAAGTTACACAATCGCATACAAACTCAGTAAGAACTCATCGTAATGCAACAATGGGTGGTCGTCTTCATCCTCCTCATGAACCTATGAAAAAGAATCGTCGTCTTAGTCGAAAAAATTTACCCGCTGGGTCAAAACTTAGTCACAACGAAGGTAGTAAAGAATTGTTTCGTGTTCATCAAGGACACAAAACAAAGAAAACTGATGCAAAAAGAGCATTAACTGAGTCACAACGAACCGCTATTCAAGAATTAGACGATGAGTATGATAACATTAGTGAAGAGATAATGAACTACGAGCAAGGTAGCGATGAATACGCACGAGCCAATCTCCGACTGCATGAAATAGAATCTCAAATTGATGACATCAATACATTGGCTCAGCCTGATTTTGTTAATGCATTTGAACATTTAGGCAATCATTCAGAGAAAAAAGATGAAAGTGACATGAACGCTATCTTGGCTATGGCTCAAAAAATGAAACCTGAATATGAAAAAGCAGACTCTGATGCTTTTAATCCTGAGTTTCCTGATAAGTTCATAGCAAATACTTCTCGTTTATTCAAAGATGCTAACCTTGCTTTGATGCGATTACCTCACGAAGCGCATGGTTTAGAAACGCATGGCTATGGTGAAGTTACGAGAGAGCAAAAAAGCGCCAGTGAATTGCTTTCTCAAGGCGATAATGTTGTATCACCTCATCACACCATAGCAAGCGTTTTGGGTGCTGCTGGTAAAGAGATTCTACCTACACACTCTCCTGAAAAGGTTCGTTCCCTTCTCAATTTACCAAACGATGATGCTCATAATCACATGATTACAAGACTGCTTGAAGGAATGAATGCTCCCCTCAAAGTTTTACGACATGGTGATTTGTTAGGCTCAGGTGTTAGTTTCGCTGGTGAAGAAGCAAATGATATGTTTACCACTGACGACCATCATGAAGCAATTAATTCTATTTTAAGAGAGCACGTTCGGACTCGACCATCGGCTAAAGAAGACCCTACTGGTAGAGTAAAGGCTGATAGAAAATTTTCTGGTGTTTTTCACGATAAGTATGGAAAGAGTTTGACGCAGTTAGAAACGCTCTTTAGACCCAATCAAGAAAATCAACTCAACTTACATGGTCTAAGTCGTGTTCAACTTTCAGAACGTAAGAAAGACTACGGTAAGAAAATGAATGCTATTGGTAGCCTAAAGGGAAATATGAATCAGCCAATTAACAGCGCTAAGAGTAGGGTTCACGACCTCTATGTATTCGACCCAACAAATGCACAAACAATGGACAAGGTAGTAGCGCCTTCTACGAAAGTCAAAGAAGCACAGTTTGATTCATTCCCAATTCACCCTGTTACGAGTGGTCGAGGTGTTAGCGTTCAAGATATGTTTGCATCAGGTACGATGGATAGTGGTTATGCACAATTACACCCATCTGTTGGTGCTGAATTTCCCGGTAATAAAACCATCATGGTGGGTACAAACACTGAACCTCAGTTTTTGCATAGTATTCCTGAAGAGTTAATGACTGCTGTTCACGGTCAAGATGCTGTTCAGCAAGTATTGTCATCGGGGTATCAAGTTCCTGTTGCTTCTACCAATATGAATCGTCCTGACATTACTGGTCTACCTCCAAACATTGACCCTATGGCTATTTCGACAAGCGACCCATCTGAAACACTGATGGTGTTGATGAATCCTGACGCTTTGTTGAAAGAAGACAAGGCTCGTCCTCCTCCTATTCTACCAATGCATCGTATCTTTAGTCTCAAAGATTTTGAAGCGCTACGAGGTTTTAGCGGCGATTGGGTTGTCTCAGCATTTTATGATGGTAAGCGTATGATAATCATAAGAAAGGGAAGTCGCTTTACTGCTTACGATGGAGACAACAACGCAGTACCTATCAACGAAGAGCACAAAGCAAGCCTCAAAAAACTGACCGAGAAGAATTACATTATCGACGCAGTGCAAATGAAAGACAACATCCACATCATTGACTTGCTTGACTACGATGATACAAATGTATCGGACATGACAGTAAGAGAACGACTCAAAGTTCTAAGAGGACAGTTTGACAGTCATGATAAAATTTTAGTTCCCGGCCCATTTGATACTCGTATTACAGAAGACGGTGGACTTGAATCTACAGTAGAAAGCCTACAACAAGAACATAAGCAGTTGTTGCTTCGTGATGGAAACTCAACATATATGCGAGGAGAACGTAGACATCCAAAATGGTTCTTGCTTCGTAAAAACAAAAATGTCAGTTTCATCATCTTAGATGTACGAGGTAAAGGGCCGTACACTTATCGTTTAGGAGCCGGCCCACTTGACTCTGAAGGATTTGGTAATCGAGGTGTTGATTATGAAGGGAAACAATATCTTGATGTTGGGACTATCAAAAGTCCCAAGCCATTCAAAGAAGGTGAGACGGTTTCTATATCGGTATCGGGTGTTAAAAAGCGGAATCGAAATGGGAAAACAATCTATGATGTAACCTCTTCAAAGATATTAGGAGAGGCTGATGCTGAGAGTCCAGCGAGTCTTGAGACGCTATCTCTACTGGCAAAATCTCACCCAGTTATCCCAGTTCCATACGATATTACTCTCAAAAATGACAAAATATCTATTATTTTTGATGGGTTAGACGAGGTTATTTACAAATCAGAATCCAGTCATACTGGAAATTGGGCGCATTCACCACAGTCAGTAATAGGTGAATTAGGCCAGTCTGACTACACATTACAACTGGCTGAAAGTGTTAAACCGCTATGGAAGCAAGCCGTCTCGTTGATGATGAAAGGAGTCGATAAGAAAGAAGATAGTGTGGTTGAGGAGATTATTCCTGACAAAACCTATCACTCTATGCATTCTAAAAAAGACAGAAGACATAGTGAAAAACAATCGGCTGGGGTCATTGATGCTGATGATGAAATGAACATCATGAAGCCGGGTATGAAAACAATGCTCAAAACAATTACTCGTATCGCTGACTTGACAGAACGACTTGACACTTTACAAAAAGAAAAAATGACTGGTGGGGCGAGTAGAGGTGGACTTGGTATAGACGTAGGTAGTGCTATTGAATCTCCAAGAGGGCCAACCAGTCTTACCAGTGAAGAAAGTGTCCCTGATTGGGACATGATTGAGCGCCCTACTGAGGATTCGGAAGAAGAATACGAACATTTGCGTAACAAACGCCTAAAACGAAAAAAGGGCAAGCAGTACAACGATTCAGACGATGAGGATGAAGAAGAGTGATGCCGCTTTATTTATGTAGGTGAACAAACAGAGGAGTAGTTAGTGTGTTGCGAACTCAACGTAGAAACAGTATCGAACTCCTCAAGGGGTCTAATGACCTCATTGTGGCAGGGTATGCTTCAGTTGAACTCGTAGACAAGCAAGGGGATTTAATTACAAGGTCGGCATTGAAAGACGCTTTCAAAAAATTCATGTCTGACCCAAAGTATCGAAACGTCCAATTAGCACATTCAAACATTCAAGTCGGAGAAGTAATATCAAATTATACAGATAATCAAGGGAGGTTGTGGAAAAGCGAAGTAGACGATGCCGGAATGTTTGTTGTAGTCAAATTAAGAAACGACATCGAGAAGGCTCGTGAAGTATCAAGTGAAATCCGAAAAGGAAACCTAACAGGTTTTAGCATCGGAGGACAAGCATTCAAACGAGTAAACAAAAGCGACAAATCCCACGGCTCATATCAAGAAATATCAAAACTGGAACTACACGAAATCACAATATGCGAAAAAGGAATTAACCCCGAAGCCACATTCAATATACTAAAAGAAGACAAAAACAAGGTGAACAAAATGACCGAAGAAGTAATGGAACAAATGAACGATGTATTAAGCCGCTTAGAAGGCCGACTGGACTCTATGGAGAAAGGAGAACTACCCCCTGCGCTACAAGCCGCTATGGAAAAGAAAAAGAAGGGTAAGTCTGATTCCGATGACCCCAAAGACGACAAACAAGAGAAGGGTACTTACATGGATAAAGACGAAGACGATGAGAAGGACAAGAAAGACGACAAAAAGAAGTCTGAGTTCTCTGATGTTATCACATCTGAATACCTTGACTGGATGGAAAACACACTCAAGTCTGCTGGTGTAGACACTGGTGCTGCTCGCACTCACTTTGATACAGTAGCAAAGGCAAACCTCGGCTCCACTCCTGAAGCAATTGGCGATGGTGCTGATTACTTTGCTGGACAAGTCAAGGGTCGTGCTCAAGAAGGAGGCAACCCATCTACTAACGCTATCCAGCGTGCTGGACTAAGCGGTGGTGGCAGTGTCGAAAAGTCTGACTTTATCACTGGTCGTGACATCGACTCTCACCGAATCGAAGAAGCATACGGTGTCTTCAAGGCTGCAAAGCAAGAAGAAGCGTTCCGTAAGTCTCTTGAAGCAAACTTTGAAGGTCGCTTCGCTCAAGAATCCGCTGAAGAAATCTCAAAAGCACAAGCACAAAACTTTGACGCTCGTGCTCCTCTTGATGAAGTCATGAAGGCTCTCGGAGCACTCAATGAGCGAATCGACAATCTTTCAGGTGGCGCTGGCGAAACAATCGCTAAGTCTGTCAACCCAGCACTCGAAGTACCAAGTACACAAGACTTGGCAAACATGAGTTGGGATGAAGTTCACCAACTGGCTGGAGGGCTATACCGCAGCGAGTGAAAACTCACAAACAACAAAAAAAAATGGAGATGAAATAACATGGCACGAAATTATGTAAGAACAGTAACAGATATGGAAAGATACTACTACGGAGCAGGTAACTCAATGGGTTACACATACACTGGTAGCGAACTTCTCAAAGCCGACGCACCAATGCTAAGTACCACCGCTGGAACATACCAAGCAATCTATGGTCGCAAGGTTTGGTCGCAACTCAACCAAGAATTTAACGCATTTTCAATTATGCCAAAGAAGCCGTGGGAACGCAGTGGATGGAGAGTCATTACTGACAAACCAAACTCAGGCACAGTTCACGGTGGTATTGCTGAGAACGGTACACTACCTGAGACTGTTAAGCCAGTCTTCCAACACGTTGCCGCAAAGCCAAAGACCATCGCTCACTCATTCGATGTAAGCGAAGTCGCTGTTTTCCTTGCTGACAAGGACGACGGTATGGGTGACATGCGCTCAGTTCTCAAAGAAGAAATGGGTAAGCACCACGCTGAAATGGTAAACAAGATGCTCTTGACTGACTCTTCCACAGTAGCAGGTAACAACTTTGAATCTCTTGACCGTATCACTGCTGCTGAAGCCGCTGATGGTTCAGGTTCAGCAACAACTTTGAAGACCACATCCGGCAACAACCACGCTGATGACGGTGACCTCGACATCTACAGCATTGACCGAAGAACAAACACTTGGTCAAGCGCTGAAGTAAACTGCGCTGCTGACACTCAAGCATCAAACAAGCGTGTTCTATCACTCGACCACCTCGACACCACATTCCAACAAGTTTGGGAACGTGGAGGTAACCCGAAGGTCATCCTAACTGGATATGACACTTTGATGCGTCTACAACAACTCCTCCAAGCGCAACAGCGTTTCATGGAAGAGAAGCGTGTCACCCCTACCTACAACGGTGTAAAGGGTGTTCCGGGTATCGAAGCAGGTTTCATTGTCGCAACCTACAACGGTGTTCCAATCATTCCTTCTAAGGATGTTGTGAAGACAGACGGAATAAGCCGTATGTATCTTTTGGACACTGACTACATGTACTTCAGTACAGCGATTCCTACTCAATACTTTGAGTCAGGTATCGAAACTGGTGACCCATTCGCAATCAACCGCCTCGGTCAAGAGGGACTTTACCGAACAATGGGTGAAGTATGGACAACTTTCTTTGGAGCACAAGCAAGCATTCGTGACTTGAAGTGAGGACACAAAAAACAAAAAAACATGGAGATGATTAAATATGGCAGCAGAATTAACATTAAGCGGAACAGCAACAGCAACCCTTGTGGGTGCTTGGGAACTACGAGCAGGGTCACACGACACCACAGAATACTTGGCTCGTGGTGGAACTTATCCCGGAAGCATTGATTCATTCAACGCACTACAAACAGACGCAGCAAACGGATATGCACCAGCACCAAAGTTGGCACTAATCAACGTGACAGGTGGAGCAGACGGAGAGACAATTATTCTCGGCGGCGGAGCAACAGCAATTCTAAGCGTTACAGCAACACCAGCAGAGGCAACACCTGTTCTTACAGGATGTATCTTCTCCGGTCTAACTGCAACACTACAATACGCAAGCGGTTCAGCGAACGTTACAACAGTAATGATACTCTACAACTGAGGTGAGGTAACTTGCCTACAGTAACCTACATGGGTCGTTCTTGGTCTACAAGGAACATTGACGGCAACTATCCTGATTTCAAAAAGGGTGTTCCCTTAGAAGTCACAACAGCGTGGCTTGACAAATGGGGTCATCGTCTTAGTGATGACTTTATTATCAAAGGCTACGATTCTGTTGATGAAGGAAATGACGACATCCCTGACGCTGGTTGGAAGCGTGGCGACATTGTAAAATGGCTCGCTAAGTATGACATCAAGCCAAAAGGCTATGCAACAAAAACTACTCTACTTGAACTTGTTGAGACTGTTATGAGTCCTGACGGTGTTCAAGAAACAGAGGCACTAATTGAAGAAAGTGCAGAAGAAACAGAAACAACAGGAGATGAATAAATATGACAGTATCAATAGACCCCCGACCAACTTACTTTGGTGACCGAATGGTTGTCACAGGAACATACGCAGCAACTGACACAAGCATTGATTTGAGTGGTTTGCTCGCAAGTATTGACATGGCTACAGTTACCCCTACAGGGCCTCTTGCTCCAGCAACACTTGAAACAGGCGGTAACGCTGATGCTTCTGACGCAGCGCCTCACACCTTTAGTGAGTTTGCTACAGTAGATGGGACTACAATCACTGTTCACACACCAGCAGCGGCACAGGCCACTATTGGTGGAACTTTCTTCGCAATTGGTCGTCGCTCTTGAGGTGACGACACATGGCAAAAACAGTAACAATTCTTGGGCCTTTTCCGCCGAAGGATTTTAACGACGACACAGCGAGAACTGCTATAGCAGCAGAGATTAGCACCGCTATTAGTAGCAATACTTGTGTATCATGCGACCCGCATCATGTTCTTGGTAACATTTACATATTTGTCACTACCAGTTGAGTGTGAGGAGTATGTATGTCGTTAGCCGAGCAAACAATTGACCTGAGTGATATTGAAAGATTTCAAAAGCAGGGTATTCGTTCTGACGCACAAACCCTTCTTGGTAAAGTCATTGACGAAGAAAACCCACTCAAGGGTATTACTTCACAACAGCGTAAGCGTAATCTTGAGGCCAGTGATGTTTTGAACATTGGCTCAGGTACTCGATGCCAACACTGTGGTATGCTTCACTTTATGTGGCGAGAAACATGCGGTAGTTGCGAGAAACCAATGGAATACAACCTTGCTTCTATAGACGAGGAGGCAAGAGCATGACCCGTTGCACTCTTCTTGATGCTTGGTTTGATGCTAAGTCGAAAGAAGTCGATGAGGCTGAAGATAAAACCAAAAAGTGTTTTGTAACGGGGGATAAGAAATGCCAATAGTGTTTAATCCCGGTGAGGCTGAAACACGACCACTTGACCCTTCGGCTATTGTCTACACTACTGCACAGAAAGTTGCAGATTTCCTTTCAATAGGCCCACAGGAAGCCGTTTTAGTCAGTGCTGACAGCACTACTACTGCCGTTTTCGTTACAGGTGCTGATTACAGAACTGTGGGTTTTTCAAAAGATGACACCATTCTCATTTACTCTGATGCTGACCCATTAGGAACAGAGCGAGTTATCACAACAATTAGTAGTAGTGCTAATGGTGTTCAACTCAATTTCAGCGATGTTATCACTTCTGCTGATTATCAGGCTGCTGATAACACCTACGTTCAAAACACAGCATCGTTTACCAACGGTAAAACTCGTGGTATGAAACGCTCAATTGTAGAGGCTCGTATCAAAGAAGCCCAAGACAAGATTGACAACATTACACACAACGCTTGGCGACCTTATCTCGTGAGTGCTGAATACATTAACTTCGACACATACAAACCATACCGACGACGATATTACACAGATTATGTTGGTACTGCTCCACTTTTGTTTAGAAATGTACAACAGATTCTTCGTCTTGAACTATGGCAAGGTGACGACTATCGAGAGATATGCAGCGCTGAGGCTCGTATTCATATTCCTGATGACGTGAGAGCGCTCACAGGAGCAATCGTAGTATCAACAGGTAATGGCTCTGCTGCTGAATTAGAGATAGGAACAGGTAACACTCAATGGCGTGCCGATTTTGACCCCGCTACAACAGCACAGAATCTTGCTGACCTTATCAATAAAGAAGACAGAGTAAGTAAAGCGGCAGTACCATTCGTACCATCGTACAAACTGGAAGGTTCTTCAAGCGACATCAATGTCGATAACGAGTTTCTCGCTACAGCAAACGCTGATTATGGGACTGGTATTATCAAACTTACCAGTATGCGTGCTGGTAAGGGGGGTGAGACGTGTTCTATTGTTACCACCGACAGTAACCTTTCAATTAAGCAAACCACTAATCACAAAGCAACCATCGTTGATGTTGTTGGTACTACAGTCAATGTAGACGACACAAGTTCTTTTGTTCACGCTGGTGTTTGCGTTAAGGGTGATACAGTGTTCCGTTATACTGGTAAAACAGCAACATCCTTTACAGGATGTGTCCGTGTCACTGGTTCAGCATTAGGAGATATTAGCGGTGAGATTAGCCAAGATACCTTCAACATCGACCTACAAGGTGGTTCGAGTAGTGGTGACGTAGGGCGACTACGAGACTGGTGGGCTGATTACGAAATGGGTATTATTTACTTTAACAACTCCTATCCTTTCTTTGAATGGAATGCGATTAAGTGCTCTTACATCTACGGTGAGCGTTATCTTGAGAAGGCTATAGAAGAGGCTGCTACAAAGATGGTGGCTTGTGATGTTTTGATGTCAGATGACCGAAGCGTTTTGATTCCTGAAGGGACACAGAATGTTGATTTAACTTCTAAGATTCAGTTACTAAAGGCTGAAGTCGATGCTATTTTGGCACGCTACGTTGAGATTACCGTATTTGAGTGATAAACATGTCAAGAGAGCAAAAGGAATTTTTGGCTACGCTAACGGAAGAGATGTCCGATGCAAAGTATCAGAAAGAGTTGCGTGCTCTCATTACTCAACGACCTCAAGTATACAGAGAAAAAGTTGAGGCTCAGGAATTAGGTATGAGTAGTATTAGAAAAACTGATGATGGTTACAAGAAAGGTAGCCAACCAGCCCCTCAAAATGAAGTCGATGCTGCTTTAGAAAGGGCTGACAAGCGTATGCTTCGTGAGTCACCAATGTTGATTGAGCAAAAGTTAGTGTTCAAAGGTGGTCTGTTACTACCTGACGAAATAGCATACAAGAAGGAGAAGTGATAACATGGTTGCTACATTTACTGAATCTCTTGATATGGTTATCTCTACATTAGAAGACTGGAATCGTGCGAACACTGGTAACATCAAACCAGTCATCGCTGACATAGCGACAGTCGGTGCTGAAAGAGGTAAAAGAATTGATTTATCCCGCCACGATTACATCTTATGTTATGAGACGGCTCACAATGAAGAAGCCCCCGAATTACTCTATGATTTTGTCACAACTCGTCTAAACATCACGGTAGATGCTCGTACAGCAAGAGGGCGTAAGCATCTACAATTGATGGAGAACGAAGTACGAAGATTGATTCACGCAGTAAGAAAAGGAGACGGTGTAAACTTTGACCGCATGGTTTACAAGACCCGAACCGACTTGTCTGATAGGTCAAAGGTTTTATTTCGGATGACCTTTCAGATAGAAGTAGTTATCTTTGCGGAGTTAGTGCCTTGAGTTGAGCCGACATGCCATCTACAGTATACAAAGGAGATTTAACCGAAATTTCATTCGGTCATGAGACAGCGTTAGAATTGAAACATGGTGGCTTTGGCTCATCGTTTTTGTTCAAGCATGTATCTACGGACAGCAACTCAAACACCAGCGTCATTGGTTTTGAGGGCGGTGGCGCTTCTTTACCTTGTACTGGGGGGCTTTTGAAATACCCAGTCGGTATGCTCGTTGGGTGCAAGATTTCAATTGTCGGTATTACAAACTTTACACTCGATGATTCTCACAATACTGGGCGCACTTATACTGTCTTAGAACACAAGAATCACAACACCAATAAAACTCAACTGACTGTTACCCCTGCTTTGAAAACAGGCACGAGTGTTGATTCAGGCACAAATGATGTGCTTATCATCAATTCTTTTGGTACACCAACTTTTGATGCAAACATGGCTGGGTGGAACATCACGGCAGCCTCCAGCAGCGAGCGTGTGCTTACTGACCAATTCCTCGGTCTTGCCGCTGCTGTAACCCTACCTGAAACTAAGGTAGACCTCAAGCGATACCACATTGTTGGTCTTGGTCGTGACACGGCTATACAAGTGCCGGGTCGTTTCTTGAACGAAGGTGGGTCATTTGAAGTCAATCTACACAATCCACGATGGTTGTATTACTGCTTGGGCATGGAGTCTATATCTTACATGGCAAACGGCGCTGCTGCAAATCTGTATGACTCACTTATGAGTGCTACTCGCACTCTAAACGGTGCTGTCGAAAAAGGACAGTCTCTCATTACAGTAGACGGAGCACTTGAGTTTACCGATGCGGCAAATCCTCTTGGTGCTGCTGATAGTGCTGCCGCTGGTGATTACATTCTCATTAGAGACACAACAGTAGAGGACATCATAACGCACCGTGAAGGTACAACAGCAACTGGTGCTGCGTTTGGAGCAGTGAACATTGAAGGCGATGACTTCTTTGATACAACTCAAAAGAATGAGATTCGTAGAATCGCTGCTATTGATGGTAACACTATCTTCCTTGATGATGGTCTTTGTTACAGCCACGCTGATAGTTGTCAAGTGCGTATCATTCGCTTTCAAGGAGACGGCGGAGGAGCAACCAACACAGGTAGTCCTCATCGTGAATCAACAGGGGCTATTACATTCCCAATCAGTCGTTTGCTTTACTCCCGTGACTCTGTGCCATCGTTTGCTATGGAAGTTAGTATTCGTCGTAGCGACGTTGAAGGCGCTGATGCTGATGTTACAGACGGTGGAGCAACAGACCCTAAGCAACTCACTCGTGTGTTCAAGGGATGCAAGGTCAAGGACTTCTCTATGACTGCTGATACTGACGCTGCTCTACGATTGAGCGTGAACTTTGACTCTTCTCTTTGCTACACCGATACTGGTCGTCTTGAAACCAGCGGTTCAGCCACTGATTTTTCAAGTGGAACAAAGGGTGACCGATACAAGACACATCGCATGTTTGAAGAAACAGCGAGCACACTTGCTAAGCGAAAAGAGGCTGGTATTGAAAAAGGCACACAGAAGCCTTTCATGTTTTACAACGGAACAGTCGTTATCGCTGGAGTAAACGTCGCTCAAGTTGTTTCGTTTACCATCACTGGTAACACTGGTGTGCAACAATTCTACACCATCAATGGCGCTGCTACAAGCGACAGTGTTACTGACCAAATCCCATTCGGTGGCTCTCGTAACGCTTCTCTCGCTGTAGAAGGTAAGACTGAATATAGCATGGACTGTGAGATTATAGTTGAAGACCCTGTGATGTATCACAAAGTCCGACGTGCTATAGACCACCCATCACAAGATGGAAACCTCATTCGTTTGTCTTTCACAAAGCCCGGTTCAGCCTCGACTCGTGAGCAAATTGACATCATACTGGATGACTTCTACATCGTAGAAGCACCACTTCCAATTCCTGAAGATAAGGGTGTTATTAAATCAGCCCTGAAGATTCTACCAAAGGCTTTGCGTGTCGTTTCACGAGACAGCATACTACACTCTTGAGGTGACCTAACATGATAACACCAGCACTACGAGCAAAAAACTACGCTAAACTTTCTCATGAAGAGTACGCTCTTTGGTATGCTTCTCAAATTGGTGTAACCGAAGGTGACATTATCGCCGCTGGTAAAAAACGCTCACTGGGGCTCATTGAAGAGGCTGTTACTGCACTTTTGCCTATAGTGGTCAAAGAAGAGGTTGCTGATGAGGTAACAGAAACAGTATATGAAGCAACATCAAACTTGGCTACTCCTGAAGATATTGGTGACAGTGAAGATTTTCCAACAGAACTTACCTATGACGCTATGACCGTCAAAGAATTAAAGGCACTTTGTAAAGAGCGTGGGCTACCAGCCTACGGTACAAAGGCAGAACTCGCATTACGCTTGAAACGTGATGACGAGGGTATATCCGAGTCCACGACTGAGACTGAAGCCCCCGAAGAATCGGCTGCTGAAGTAGAGTCGGACACCCCCGTTGAAGAGACGGCTGTGACCACAGGTGAGACTAATGACCAAAACGATAGTAGCGAATAAGAATTTTTTAATGAGAAGGCACGACGAACAAAAACACGAAATCAGCGTAGACCCTGATGACCCTAATGTCATCATGGAAGTTTGGTTGCGTGATGTTTCTTTCTTTGATATTCAAAAAGCCGCACAAGAAATGTTTAACATTGACAAAAATGGTCAAATGTCTCTTAACCTTGAGGGGTATTACAAATATGCTTTTTCACACTGGGTCGTGCGAACTAATCCAGTTATGTCAAATGATGACTTGATGAAACTCAAAGGCCACATTGGTGAACAAATCTCTGCATTATTGCCGAGTCCTAACGAACTTGGAGAGATGATGTCAGGGGGGTTTACCAAAGGCGGGAACAAGTGATTGAAGATTTTCTTCATCGCAAAAAAATAGAAAGCCCTGCCGATTTAGAACTCTCACTTGAAATGCAAGCCTATATTGTAGCAAAACATTATTCAGTTTCGATTAAAGAGGTACAAGAAATGAGTCCACAACAATTCTATCAGTCTTTTACATGGGCTATGGTTGGTCGTAGACAAGAAGAAAAAGCCCACAAGCGGGACAAACAATCTGCAAAGAGTGGTGGTCGAGAAACAGTATCTCTTGACTATGACTTCCTCAACAGGGAGGACTTCTGATGGTAGCACTGGCTGGCTTAACCGTTGCTCTCAGTGGGTTGTCAAGCGGAGCAGGTGCGATTGCGAATATCTTTGGTACTCTTGCTGGTATTTTCGGCACTGCTATATCAGCAGTTACTGGTGCTTTTGGTGCTGCTATAGCGTTTATTAAGGAAAAGTTTCAGGTGATAAAGGACTGGTTTGATGAAAATATCATGCCAATTTTTGATATGCTGTGGGAGGTAGCAGGGCCAGTCATACAGGCAATTGCTGATTTTGTTATAGACACTCTTGGAGTTGCATTTGAAACTTTGAAAGTAGCATGGGATGTCTTTTTACTCGGTATGCAAGTATTATGGGATGAAGTAATCACACCATTATGGAACAGTGTCGGCCCAGTTATGGAGGCTGGTATGACTGTCTTAGGTGTGCTTTGGGATAACTTTGCTACTGGAATGAAGTTGTTGTGGGATAATTTAATTGTCCCTCTTTGGGATGCAGTTGGTAATCCTATACAGACTGGTATTGCTCTCATAAAGACGCTGTGGAAAGGGTTGACAATTTACTTTAAAACAGCGTGGGACTTAGTAGTTATGCCACTTTTCAAAATGTTCAAAAAAATAGCGTTACCTATTTTAGAACTCATAGGAACAACATTCGGTATTATCATAGATGGTATGGCGTGGGTATGGGATAATATCCTGTCACCTATCCTAACGCCTATTTTTGAGCCACTTTTCGATACCTTTACTTTCTTAGCAGATAATTGGGATTTGATAATGTCTACAATGGTTTCAGCCTACAACAATTATCTAAAACCACTTTTTAGTGCATGGTCGTCGGTTATGAATGTCATTCTCACACCTCTTAAAATGGCTTGGGATGCTATTTCCGATGGTATTTCTTGGGCTTGGGAAAATGTCATATCTCCTGTTTTTGATGCACTTTCAGCCGCTGTTGAATGGGTGGCTGATTTACTTGAGCCAGTTTTAGATGCTATAGATTCTATAGGAGATTTCATTGGAGGAGGAATTGATGCAGTAGGAGGAATGCTTGGATTCGCTGAAGGTGGTATAGCATCCGGGCCTTCCAGTGGTTATCCTGTAACTCTTCACGGCACTGAGGCTGTAGTGCCTTTACCTAATGGTCGTTCTATTCCTGTTGAAATGACAGGCGGTGGCGGTGGCGGTGGCGGTAACACCTTCAACATCAGCATCAATGCTTCAGGAATGACAGACAGAACAAATAAGCGTGAGTTCGCAAGACAGTTAAGCAATACTATTCAACAAGAAATTTCTCGTGCAAGCGGTGGTTCAACAATGAGGTCAGGAAGATGAGCGACGGCTACGGCACACCAATTCGCCTTCACTTCGATGCTGGTCTACTGGATGGCGTTCCTTTCATTGGTGGAGGTAATGGAGCCTTTCCTCCTATGGAACTTCAGGCTCTTTCTATTGCTCTCAGTGTAGAGCGAAAAGTAGGTGGTATGCCTATTCCTCTTTTCGGAGGAAAGCGCATAGGTATTGACTTGAATATGGTCAATTCTACTATTGTTATTGAAGGTATCTTTACTGACGACGATGTAAACCGACGCTCATCGGCTGCTACAGCCGCTACTGCTGTCATTGACTTTGCTGTAAATCAGGCTGAAAATAACACAGTAGGACAATTTAATCAAGTAGCAGACCGAGTTTTTTACGATAATCTTCGTGAATTAACTTTGACGGAACAAGACGGAACAGTGTTGGAGATTTTCTTTATAGCAGGTAGTGGTGATTTTTCTAATCCCGGTGTATCAAATGTCTCATCAAGCGATTCTGACCCCGGCCCTTCAGGGACAAAAATTTACACACACACTACACTCACCCCTCCAGCAGTCATAGCCCAGTCAATCATCACAGCATTGGGCGGTAGCCATCTTAATTCAACAATCAATGGTTCTGTATCGACATCTGAATTCGCACCTGCTGCTGGTAGTTCAAAACTTACGCTTACGCAAGGCACAACAGGGAGTATGCCTACTTCCGCTTCTATAGAATTTAGGGCTGGTGGCGACTACGCTCCATATCACAGAGTATTCAGTGGAGGCACGAGTGCTACAGATTTGAATAACAAATCTGCTGGTGATAAAGTGCAAGACTTGTATGGTATTTTACATAACACAGATAGAGGTACTGCCGCTTTACTTGCTGGTATAGCAGTAGGTGTAGCCACAGGTGGTACTGCTCTTATCGCCGCTGGTGCTATAGCGGCTACAGGCACTCAGGCTTTTTTCAACGGAGACTATCCTATTGGTTTACAGATACCTTACAACTCAATGATTACCGCTGAAAATGGTAAAAAATACAGCGTGCGTAACTTTTTGATTCGCACTGGTATTTTCAAATCAACAGGGGATAAAGTATCTGATAACAATAGAGGTAGTGCTAATCAAGAGTTTAGCACTACTGACGATGCTACTGGTATTCAAGGCACGATACAGAAGTTAGATGTAGGCTACAGCGCTGGGGAGCAGCATTACACATATCAAATGGTCTTTGCACCAATTGACATGATTATTTGAGGTGACGATATGCCAATCATGCTTCAATCTAACCACGCTTTATTCTTTGATGGTGTGAGTGATAGCGTCATTATACCACAGGGAAACTTCAGTAAGTTAGGAGAAGACTACGACAAAGAGACAGCCATCACCCGTAAAAGTTCAGCGTCTATAGTTTCTCATGCAACAGGGCGAGGGATGATTGCTGACGTATTAGGAAATGGCTTGGCTATCGAAGCGTGGGTTGTTCCCGACTGCGGTGGTGTGGTTCTTATGAAAGATGGTCAGTTTCGTCTTAGCATAGGAAGTGTTGATACTCCCGGCCCAGTTGAGTTTGAGGCTAATCTTTCTTCTTCTATTGGTTCAATGAAAGTTTTTCTTCGTAGTGCACAGCCTGAGACAAATGGGTACGATGGACAAGTTTACCCAGTGACTACATTTGATGGACTGGACGACTCTTACAATCGTTTTGATAGCGGTAAAGATAAAGCAACATCGCTAAGCCAAAACCAAAGACCACTCTATCATCTTGTTGCTTGTATCAACAATGGTAAGGCTGAAATTTATATCAACGGCGACTTGGTGGCTCAACAAATTATTCCTATTGATGCAACTTTGGTATCGAACAACTCACACGTCTACATTGGTGGTAAAGGTGGTGAATTTAGAGGCGTAATCGAGGGTATTCATGTCTCTTCATCGTTTAGCAACGAGATGACAACTCGTAACCCATCAATGGTTGGTGATAAGACGGTATCGTTGTATAGATTTGAAGAGCCAGTGACTCCGTTGAAAGATGTCTACACTATTACCGGCACCTCAGCAGATAGCAACCTCACTCTCCTTGCTATTGATTCTACTGATGCACAGGCTTTGGCTGACGCTTTGACTGGTAAAACAATTACTGACTCTTCTGTTGATTTTACAGTCTCTCCATACTCAACTGGTGACTACTCTGTTATCGACAGATACAGTACACCCGGTACAACTATCAATCATCTCGTACCTCACGTTCCTTACAATCTCCTCATCAATCCCGGCTCAATCAATCAAGACTCAAAGAAGCCAAACGGTAAACCACCTGAGCGTGTAAGGCTCCATAGCATAGACATCAACAATGGTAAATTATTGGTATCGAGTATTCACTTGGATTTCAAAACAACAACCAATACAAATGGACTGCGACCTATTTTACATTCTACACACACACCGGCTAACGGAGCAAACTCATTCGTTGTAATCTCAGCCGATTGTCTGATTGAAAACGGCACTGGTCGTCCATATCAGCCACCTCATCTTGCTACACAGTTGATTGACAGAGCAGGTCAGATGTTGATTGATGAGGGTCAATACGAGCAACACGCTATGGTGTATTCCAGCCGCATGTCTACAACTGCTGTCGATACAAATAACCCGTTTGCGGTGGCTTGGCCTACCGATTTAGATGAAAGTTTTCAGATAGGACACTCAGGTCGTCATACGCTCAACCATGTTCAAGGGCATCATTACCTTAGACTGATGCCTCGTGCCAATGAAGAAACGCTTGACCAACAGGCTGGTAATTCTGATATTCTTACCCTAACATATGATGCTGCTTCAAAAGGTATTGACTCAATGTTCCCTATCAACTCTCAAGTTGATTACTACAAAGACACAGCATCTTTTGAAACTTTAAGAGTGGTCAATGACAGTATTGTCCACGAGATTGTCTCTAATGGGCTAAGCGGAGCAGACAGAACGCTGATAGCACTTGGCGGTGCAAGTGCTACAAGCAACGACTTTGACCCACTTCCGTTTGTTTTGAAAGGGCCAGTGCCTCAAGACATGAACAACATTGATGCAAATGTTCGTAAGTTTCACTTGCACCCATCAAGAGATAGTCGTGTAGCCTTATTGCACGTTCCTACACTCGCCAGTCGTGGGCTTGCTCCGTATGTCGAAGTTCATTACAACGCTATTGATTTCACAGGGGCTTCAATGAGTAAAACAGCACCAATGCTCATGATTGAAAAAACAGTACCAGCGTCGAATTATGTAGTCTCCAGTGGTGTGTATGTTTACGACGATATAGCAACCGATGTCGCTGCTGGTAACGCTACACTCTATGCCGCTGGTGGTTACATTGATGTCGGAAAGTCAAAGGAAGGTAATTTAGGTTCAGTCAATTTCAGTCACTCGTTAGTAGGCGACATTAGCGAGGGCTTTGAAGCCGATGTTGAATTAGATGAACGACTCACACCTGCTAATTTCACAGCATCAGGAACTGTAGGGAACACAACTCCTCAGAATCTAACAGCATCTCATACCACAAAAGCCCAGCACGATTCTGTATTTCATCGTATACTGATTGAAAGAGTAGCGGATAGCGGCTCTCTTACTCTATCTTCCGAGTTCAACCGCATGACACCTCATACGGTTCACGGTAGCCCAAGTGCTGGTCAATTCGACATAGGTGTAACTTCGTCAGCGTCTCCTATTCACGAGATATTTGATATTATCGACAATGTTGAAATTAAGAATAGTCCTACAATTACACATCGTTTCTTCGTTCAACCTTCTGATAGAGCACGTACAAATCAGTTGCAGTATGTTTATTCTAAGAGAGACAGACCTAACTCCAGCAACATAGCCACTGTTATGTTTTTGATGGGACGCTCTAAGTTGCGTGGTATTGAACAAGTAGAAGACGAAAATGGACGCTCCACACTTGTTCACTGCGTTGGTCTTTCTGACGTTGCTTCTACCCGAAGTATCAATGAGTTAGGCTCAGGTAGCCCTGACTCTCATGTGGTCAAAGAAATAGACCCCAACGCACCCGTTGTTAGTGTCACGTTAGGAGGTGTAGGTCAGGGAGCATATGATACAAAACCATCTTTTGACATAAGCACACTGGCTCATCTACCATACAGTAGCCGAAGAGGATTCTCTTGCCTTGCTACCAAAGTAAGGGTAGATTTGAGTACCAGTAACGGAACTCAGTTTATCGAAGTGTCTCCTCTCAATAATGACTCTCCTGATTTAGCGAGTTGGGGAACTTATCCTTTTCCAAAAATAGGTAGAATTTATTTGAAGAATGGAGCAAACGCAGAGTATCAAAGTAAGACTGGTGCTTGTTTCTTATTCTCTGATTCCCATGTTTCTACTCGTCGCTTCCTTTTACCTAATGGTAACGCTGTTGCTACGTTCCAAGAATGGGTGATTGGTAGTGGTTTGCGTAAAGACGCCAGTGCTTTATCAGGTACACAGTCTCAAGATTTCCCTCTTGGTGAAATCATCATGGGAGACGGACACTTCTTTATTGAAAATCTACAGTCAGACGGTACAACAGTCAATGACCGAATGTTTCAATCAATGGACAACGTATCTCACGATTACCAACTTGGAACTCAATTTGCTTCAACTCGTGCTTTGGTCGAAATTCCTTTGTTTAGAGGGCAGTTCTTTATTGATAAAAAGAACAACAGTTATCCAAGCCCTGATAATTCGTTAAAACTACACATCGACCCTACTATGACTGCTCATACATGGAACCCATCTCCAGTTGGTCGTAGATACCAAGACCTTCCTCCATCTGATAGAAGCGCATACGGGGCGTATGCCAAGAGTATTCTTACTAATGAAAGAAAGAATCAATCAAACATTGTAAACTTTGAAACGCTTTCAAGTGCTTATCGTGTTTACGTCAGTAACCCAACCATGTTTCCAGCAGGTGATGTAACAACATCTAACACCAAACACTTCAATGTCGATAATGTATTGTTGTTCCGTAGGGTGTTTCTTCCTTCAGGAGAGTGGGCTATGTACTCTAATAACCCAACGACTGATGGTTACATAGAAATTGTAAAAGAAAAGTCCTATGTGTCTAAGGGTTTTATATCTGGATTAGTAACAGGTACACCTCTAATTATGGGTAACTCATACGACTCTGAGGTCTTAGTCCCACTAAAAGGAGATGCTCTCAACGTCGCTGCTGATTTCGAGAATAGAAGTGAATACTACTATGACTCAGCCAGTGTAAAAACACAAGGCGGTAACGTCGATTATGGTTTGCGCCAGTATGTGAGTGCAGTTGAGTTTAAGGCAGGGCCACTATCAAATCCTCACGCAGCAAGAGTACAAAGTGGTCGAGCAACGGGGACTATTCTGAGTGTAGAGCCAATTATGAATGGCTCGGTGTATACTGGTTTTGCTCATCTTATCATGAGTCAAGAAGATGTAAACAAGTTTCCATCTATTGAAAGACAACCAAACGACATCAACTCCGATTATGAATGGAAGATGGGACAGGCTCACTACAGTTTGGAAATTGGCACAAACACATTCGTATATTTTGGAGAGGGCAATAAAAACAAAAGCACATTGGTTAGTGGTGGACTGACGCCTACTGATTCTCTTGATACACTGTCGAGTATTATAGTAATGACAAAGGAAAACAACGCAACTCCTTCTTATCTCAAGAATGATACACTAAAAGGCGAAGTAGCAACATTAACAAAATACGGTTACGATGTTTTCTTTTCAAGTGATAAATACAACACAAAGTTAGACAACACCGTAAACAAATCACACACTGGTAGAGCCGTGTTTTACTCATCGCCGTGGGAGATAACGGGTCTTACTGCGACTGATACGCTGGCTCTTTCCTCTGCTACAAAATCTCAACTTGTACAAGCCAATACACTTTATTTGAATGTCAAACCTAACGATTGGATTTATGCTGAGCATGAAATCGGTGGAAGTGCTGTTACTGTGACGCTATTAGGTCAGGTTGATTACATCGTTGAAGGAGCGATTAAAGGAAACCCAGTGACAGTACCAGCAGTTGATAGTCGGATTCACCTTAAGGCGGCGGTTACTGGTGATAATTTAGCCAGTCTCAATAATATGATTGCTCAAGCGAGTAGTTCACCCACCTCGGACAAGGTATACATCAGAACTGGATGTCATTCGATGATGAAGAATGATGAAGAGGCTTGCTTAAACAGAACGTGGTTGTTCCCCTATGCTCAAGGTGGATTGCGTCGTGGTGACACTGTATGGATGAACATGACCTACAACAACCCTCACGCTGTTCAGGGTATGTTCGCTAAGAGTCGTGGTGTGCTCAATGAAGCACTTGTTTGGAAAGGCTTCAACGGCGGTCAAGGACTCATGGCTACAGAGCCTCGTGATTCGATTCCTCTTGAAAACTTCTTGATTGGCGATAGTTGTATTGAAACGGCTCGTAACTTTGTTCAGCACGTCAATAAAACCATTGAGTTGAACTACACTAATCTCGGTATTAGTAACCCACCGACCATAGCCTATCTTGACCCGTATCTTGCTACAGAAGGTCATGCTCGTGTCTTACTATATGACGTAGCGCATGACCGTGAGTTCGTCGCTTTCCAAGACATACACATGCAAGTTCAAACCTCACCAAAGGCTGCTGAGTTAGGCTTTGAACGACTATCATCATCACTCAATGTAGCAGACGGAACAGATGAAATTGACTTAAGCAACTATTCTATCAAATACAATGGTGGTGCTCAGAATCCATTCATCACTCAAATAGATGTTGCTAACGGTTATCCTTCTCAAAACAAATACATCAGAGAGTATCAGCACTCTAACTTTATGGAAAGTGCTTACGCTCACAATATCGCTAACAACATGTCGAATGAGACGCTACAACCAGTTACAGGAATTGTAACAAGGCTTGAGCCCATTGGTGCAACTTTTCAGCATCGACAAAATGGAACTGGTTATGCAACGGCCACTAACGTAGCGACAACAAGCATAAACGCTGGTGGAACAGGTCTAAGAGTCAATATCACAGCCGCTTCAGGACAAATCACTGACATACAAGTACATACGGCTGGTAGTGGTTATAACAATTCAAGAGGAGGACGTGAAGCCAAAGTCAGAATTTCAGGTGGTGGTAATAATGCAGTTTTCAAAGTGTTCACAACCAATACGAGTGTCGTCAATGCTACAACTGCTATGACTCAGGCTGCTCTTTACGGTAAAGCACATGGTCATTTTATTCATACTGGTTATCACACTGGTGGCCCGTTGGCTAAGAAACGCACGCTCGGTGACAGTATTACATCTCGTACCAATAATGCAGTTGCTATTCCCTATCACGCAAATAAGGAGCATGACAAAACAAGAAAGTTATTTTCATCCAATGACATTTTGATTAAGGCTTTAATGCAACATCGAGTTTCAAAAGGTAAGTCTTTGTCACTAAAAGATGGCGGTAGCGGTTATAACAACGGCACATTCTACAACGTAAAGACAACTACAAACGGTCAAGGTCATGGTATGACCGTCGATGTTACTATCTCAGGAGCAGCAGTCGTTACTGCTGTCATAAACAGACAAGGAGACACTTCCTATGAAGAAGGCGATACCATCTTTATCTCTGACCGAAGCCTCCACATTCTACCATTAGCCACTGCCAATGTAAGCGGTGATGGAAAAGGTAGTTTCACACTCTTCATGAACAGAAGAAACGAAGAAACGTCTACACTGTTTGATACACCCGATGGGACTCGTGTTATTCCAGCATTCCTTGCCCTCAAGGGCGTTCGTTCAGAGGCTCTTGACCTGTCTAACATGAGTGAAACAAGACTACAGCATTTACCTCAGTGGACTCAGATGGACTTTACGAGAAGAATGACCATCGACTTGGGTGAAGTTGCAGTTAGAGACGGTATCACGAGCGTTGAAGCAGCGGCTACTGAAGTTGTGCGTATGATAAATCAGGCTGCTGCAAAGAAAGGGCGTACACACAGTAACAACACAAACAAACAATACCCCGTAAAGATTGCTGGTGAGGCTGATTTTGCTACAACTGGTTCTACTCACGACCCTGTTGTATGGTGGGATGAAGATAAAGCGTTTGAATCGCACGATAAAGGAACACACATGGGTTACGTTCGTGCTCATCTTGGTCGAGTTGTTAGAGACATAGATGGTAACGAAGAAGGATTTTCAGTCATTATTCACAGTACAGTTCCCGGTGCTACTGGTCGTAACTTTGCGGTGTGGCTCGACAACAGCAAAGGGCAAGTTCCTTACAAGCCTGAATTTATGATTGGTCACGGTGGTCGGTTCAGAACATTTTGGTGTTTGCCTGATGAACTGAGTGGAGAAAACATGCACCCAGCACCGATGCCGCTTAATAAACACGGTAGACCCTTTGCTCCAATTACTTCTTTAAGACAGTACACACAGCCTGATGAATCAATGCAAGTAGTTGCGTCAAAAGGTGAATTTTCCAATAATCACGATGAGACTACTACACCAAGACTGCGTGCCGTATCAGCACACAGCGGTAGCGGTCAGAATCACAACACACTAAACACAGAGTCGCTTGAAGTTGAAGGCTTCAACACTTCTTTCACAGAGGGTCTACGTGTAGGAACAAACGCTGTAGCACGAATAAACTTCGGTGGCCTTGTTTCTGCTGGTATTCCCGGCTTTGCACCCGATGCTGGTCAGTGGGGCTTTGGTAGAAAGGGTAATGATAAACTTGCTAATGATTACGGCCAACTCACAAAAGTATCGAACACAGACCCTGCTACTTCTTATACTGGTCACATTCCTACTGCTCAGGTATTTCCTGACAGTATAGGTGATTCATCTATGTATGCTATGCGACTGCAAGACCACAGAGGAGTAGAGCATGGTATACGCTACATCTACAAGAACATAGGAGAAAAATTCGCTTTAGATAATACGCTTCTACCAAAGACGTTAGAAAATGAAATTGTCGTCTACTTTAATCACAAAGACTGCTCGCAAGGTGGATTTACCATCGGTAAGCACATGCATGGGATAAGTGACCCAACAGGTCGATTCCCAGCCATACCTGATAACGCAGCGCTTGCAAATTGGAGAGGTAACTTGTGGCGAGGAGCACCTGCTCCCAACGCTTCTTACAACACAGATGTTGTTTACAATACAACAGATAAGACAATTACAGTTACACTCTATGCCCCATACGATGATTGCCCTCACCACGACTTGCTGGGTTACATGGGATTCCCTGTTGAAAACGGTGTTATTCACTTATCTGACCCTTACAACGATATAGGCGAAGTAAGTTCACTAAGCGCTGGTTCAGGATATGGTGCTGGTCTATCAGGAGCAGTGGCTACAGGGACTGGGGATGGTAGCGGGATGACACTAAGTATCGACACAAACGGTAGTGGAGAAGTTACTGCTGTTGTGATTACTTCTCTTGGTGAAGGTAGTTATACGAACGGCGAAACAATTACTGTTGTCGGTCAAGGTGGTACAAATGCGACGTTTACGTTCTCTAACTCACTTAGCGGTAACTGGGGTAACATGTTTTCCTATACTCACCGTACAAGAGACAACAATGCTGGTAGAACTGGGACACATGTATTCCACGGTGTAACTGGTGACACATACAGTTCTCAGCATAAAATTCACACTCACAGTAGCACTGCACCAAAACTCACTATCGGTAACTATGTTGTTGGTGAAGAAACAGATGCTATTTCCGCTTTGATAACTCCAGTCGCTAATTGGACTACACTTGTTACAGATGAATTAATGGCAGCCGTAACTGCCGCTGCTATCAATTTATCAGACCCTAACGAGGGAACTACATTTGATTGCACCGACATGTACGCCGCTGATGGTCGCACCTTTGGTGAATGGGGAATTACAGAAGAATCAATCAGCATCAAAGCCTACAATACAAAAGGTAACATCGAGTCTATATCGAACTTCTTCACAGCAAATCTTTCACAAGACGTTGGTATCAGAGCCAGTCATATTGAATATGGTGAAGTCGAGAGTCTAAAACTAAACGGTGACGGAGTTACAGTAGGAGGAGATGGTACAAGACCTATAGGTGATGGTCTAATCGCTAAAGGTCGTAGCATAAACTGTGGTTACATTCCTTCGACAATCATACAAATTACAACAAAGGGTAGAGGTCATAATGCGAACACCGCTACGCCAAACATTGTAGACTCACAAAACAATCCTATTAACACCAACACATGGCGCAAGAATTTGATTGGTGAAAACTTTATCGAATCAAGTGGTGATTTGATTCTACCAAATCTTGATAATCCAACGCTAAAAATGACTAATGTTCACTCTGCTTCTATAATGGCTTTACACAGCGATAATGAAATGTGGCATTTTGCTAAACCAGCAGGTCAAGAAGCATCTGTTAATCACTATGAAAACGGGCAAACTCATGATTACACAAGAGTAGATTCTTTTGGAAATAAAACATCTATTAGTTACGGTATCGAAACAGCGGTTACAGAGGGTCAAAATGTAAACAGTGGTGGATTTGTTTCTGAAAAGGCATTCAGCCAATTATCTGACGAAAACTTACGAAGTTCAAAATGGCCTTCAGCAATTCCGAGTCCAGCCGAAACACTTGTTATTCAAAAATACGCTGACAAAAGAGCATATTTGTTTGCTGGTAAACGCTCTCTTGGTAGCGTGCATTCCTTACCAATCATTCACTTTACTGGTGCTCGTGACGGGCCTGATAACTATGTACCACTCTACTTTGGTGGTGGCTTTAGTGGTGCTACAATAGACATCAATGACGGGACTAAGAACGATTACTCGGAGCATAATACACATCCGTATGCTAACGGGCCAACAGGTTCTGCTGGTATTCAGAATGCTAATGAAGTTCTCTCCTCTTTTTCTACGCTTGACTGCAACGCTATCATGGCTTTCTTCCCAGCAACTGCACTGTTAAAGCAACATCATGGTAGCATCAACCCACCAGTTTACAACAAAGACAACATTCTTTCTCAAGACCTAAAGCGAGGAGCATGGGCTGGTGTAGGTTCAACACATCCTAACCTTGCTCCATATGCTGCTGGTGTCCATATGCAAGTGCCATCTCCTATGGTGTTGCGCTTCGCACATCCAACGGCTCGCTATAACGACCATCGTGACGGTGTAGAAAACAAAACAACCTACATCATTTTCGGGCCGGGACAAGCATTCCCACTAACACAAGAAGTAACCAGCCCAATAAATACCTTTGAGCCTCATCCGGGTCACGCTGTAAGCACTGGTAACACTTGGTCAAGAGTTCCTAATATGACAAACAGTAGACCATTCCTACCAAATCACATTCAAAATAGTACAGGTGAATATATGCCTGAGCGTGCGGCTACACAGTTGGCTAAGCACCGATTCCATTACAGACAGGTGTTAAACTGGGAGTCACCAGTTGGTATACCCGATACCGTATTTTTGCGAGAGCGACCTGAGAATGGTAGAAACTACGGTAACTCGCTCACTACCAACGCCTTTGAACACTACAGCACTGCTTCCAATTTCACAGATGACGTAGCAAAAGCATACGCTGTCGTTCAACCCAGTAGACACGCTATGTTCTATGGCGGAGGTATGGTCAAGAACTCTGATTTGTGTTGGCACATGGATAATGGCAACCATCCCGGTGGTTCTTGGATGGATAATCAAATTACTATGAACCCACCAAGAGAAAGCGATAGCCTAAGAGTTGCGCTTGCTACTGGAGCCACTCAAATTAACAAGACTGCGTTTAGAGTCGCTGGAACTTTGGCTACAAGAATGCTTTACTCTAACGATAACAGTTCATCACCTGATTTTGCAGCAGAAACATTAGTTCATGGCGATGTAGACCACGAATACATTGTTGTAGACGCTACACGTTGTCAGAACGGAGAAGAGTTGGCTTGCTTACTGGGCGCTGCTATCAATACGTTTCCCGGTAAAGGTGCTCTCAAGGCTATTGGTGGTACGTTCATGCCATCAATGGGCAACTCTACTCGTCAAGACCGATACGGTTGGTTAGAAGCGAGAACAACAAATATCCGAAACGACGTTTACGGCGGAGCAACACCAGTTGGTACGGTTACTGGAGCCACTGATGTTGCTGGTCATGGTTACTCAAACAACGTGGTAAGCACCACTCCTATGGTAAGAACCGTTACAGCACCCGTTACATTCACTGCAAATGTTACCAGCGGTGTTGCAGCCATAGCCGTTACTGGAACATTCCCCGCTACAATACAAGCAGGTCAATCCATAAGTGGAACTGGTATACAAGCCAACAGCGTAGTTGCTTCTGTTGATTCAGTGGGAGGCACTGTTACAGTGAACCCCGCCCCTAATGTTTCAAACTCGGGTGTGACTATTACCTATATTCATAATACACTTGGTAACACGGCATCAAGTGCATCAAATTTGAAGAGTGGTGATTGCTTCATTGACCTCGTAGTTTTGGCTGGTGCTGGTGTAGATGAACAGGCAAATGCTAATCGTGTTCCAGCGTCAGGTTGGTTGCGAACAGAGGCTAATCACGACTACGGTGGTGCTGTAAGTAGTTCAGTCAAATCATCAGCGTGGGCTTCTTATCACAGTCGTGCGTTCTATAGAGATGGTACAGATTTGTTTTGTCGATTCTACTTATCAAATAACAAACTTACAGGTCTAAAAGCCTTTGAAGACGGAGAGGCTTGGCGCATTTATGCAAATACTTCAACGGCTTTCAATAGCACCAGTGGTTCAAATGTAGGTGGTGTAACGCTCCCACACCCTGCTGTAAACACAACTGGTAATCCCACTGTTGGAACAACAGTATGGATATGGTCAAAGAGTGGAACTATTGGGGTGGATAACTCAGCAAGTAGTCGCTTTACAACTTATGGTATTGGGGCAACGCACTTTAGCGGTATCGCTGATGCAATAGACAGAACAAAGCCAGTCGGAGCAGTAGGATGGCATGGAGAGCGATATTCGTATCTAAACACATTATCAGTAGACAGTGGTTTCTCCGCTGGTCTTGGGGCTTGGCACTCTATGCTTGGATTTTCACCGTATGGCGGCTCTTCATCTTGTGCTAACGTACTTGGTCATCTACCTCACACAACACCTCTACCTAACTCTCCTGAGAGTATGCCACCAACAGATATACCGGGTCGTAGTCTTACTAACTTCCCAAGTGATGGTGATAGTGAGGCTGACTCTGTATCTTACGGCGTTGATGACCCAATAGCGTTTGGTACATATGTTGTAGGCTGGGCTGACGGTGCTCAGTTTAACAACCCACCAGTTATGCGAGACATGCCTGAGATACAGAAAGAGTTGATTCATGCTCAAGGCACTTACTCTCGTGCTTTGTTGGTTGTAGCCCACGAGGGCGAACTTAGTTTGGTGGCAAGAAAGGACAGAGACAACTACACCTCTACAGGTGATTACTTGTTGGCTGGAGGCACTACCCAATGGGACGAACGATTCCACCACAGTGACCGCTTTGTAGCACCTGCTAACGCTGGGCCTAACGTAGAGGCTTTGATTGCCGATAACACAGCGCCTCCTACCATTAGTGACTACACTGCAAGCGGAGTGTTAGATAGTAGCCCATTCAACGCTCAGATACATTTACACGGCTCAATTTCAGCAGACACATCTTTGTCAAACGCTGAGCCGTGTCTTGCTGAAACTGGTGATTTGTTCTTCGACATTGACAAGAACGTAGGTATTCTAAATCATAAGGAAGCAGCGGGTATAGCAAACAGAAACCTTGCTACTGATTTTATTACAAATTCCAACCCATCGACGCAGATGACCTCAACCACTCATGCTACTCAATCAGGTATCTTTTGGGCTGGTGATGTCAATGCTTACGATGTATTAAAGCGCAGTCCTCACAAAAACTTCAGTACAGAGCATGTTGTATGGAAACGAATGGATGGTGGGACAGTCACTATGCCGACATCCAATGCTCGTGGTTTAGGAGCAGTGCCGTGGATTACTCGTGTTAAAGATGCAGTAGTAGGAGGCGCTGCTGGAACTGCTCATCAGATGGGTGAGAAGTTGTATGGTAACATACGATTTTCTTTTGAGACAACAAACTCGGCTATGATGCCAGTTCTACAGGCACAAGAGATAGCGCACCCTACGTTAGCGAAAGAGCACCCTATTGCTATCGGTAACGTACTTGAGATACCAAACGAAGAAATACAGTTTGAAGATATTAGTGTTGTAGATGACACAGGACAAGTGCATACGCTTGAAGGTGGTTCGCCGTTGGGTATCGTCATCAGAGCATATAAACCTGCATCGACAAGATTAGCAAGTGGTCTACAGCCTGTCCCTGCAAACAGCGGCATACCTCCGAACTTTGAAATTCAATTGCCTGACCCCGAATCTATTCCCGGCAACATTCTTATTCGCAGTGGATTCGACCCAATTCAAGCATATCAAACAGAAACATTTGGTGACGGTGGTATGATTCACCCTGATTTGGGAGCAACACATCTTGGTCATCTGTTTGACAACGTGGTCAAATCTCCAAGAAAAGGGCCAACTATGAACGAAGTAGGATGGGAGCACATCTCACAAGACGAGAACTTCCCTGAGTCTACTCGTGACGGCTGGGTGACGGCGACTGGTAACAACACACTACGCAGTTCCTATGAGCAGCAAGACAGAGCACTGTATTTCCATATAACAAAGATGGGTCACAGCCACACTGAAAAGTTCCCGACAACTTACACTCACTCCGCTGGTGTGGTTAATCAAGCCCTTACAGTAGATTCCTACACTTCGACCTCAATTACAGCGAGCGCTACTATCAACGAAAACATATTCTCTACTGGCTTTGGAACACAAGAAGTAGCCGATAACCGACGATTCATACGAATCAGCAATGCAACAGGTGAAAGCGTTATTGCTTCGTATGAGTCAATAAGTTCAGATGTGTTTGACGACCTTGTTGGTGACATTGATTTTACTCAATTTATGGCTGATAATTTTGCTGTTGGTGCATTGACCATCACACCGTCATACTACGTCCCTGCTGGTAGTGCTCGTATATTTGCTGCACGCCGACTGCGTGACCATGCCGAGGTAAGCGGTAACAGTCCTGACATGGCTCATACAGAATACTTTACTGGTAACGCACTAACAACTATTCACTCAAGATACAGTAGACCACAACTCACTCCAATGCCTATACCTCGTATGGGTCATCACTTTGTCAATGCTACCATGCCAATGATGCCGGGTCATTGGGCGCATCCAGCCTATCAAGGATTATACGAAAAAGCGAACAGCGACCATTTAGCGTTAGTGCGTGACGAAGATTATACGACACTGGCTGACAACTTGGTCGAGGTAGACGGTACAACAAACAATCAGACCTCTGTTCCTACGGCAGTTAAAGACAGGTTATTCCCACTCAACCCAGCACTGAGAGTAGGTTCACTCACAGCCAATCCGTCAGGCCCAAGCGACATTCACGGTGGTGCATTTACGCTAATGTTTGAGACAAAAATCAAGTATGACGGCTACGGTATACTTGCGTCAAAAGGTACTGCTGGAGATATGAACAAGGCTGGTGGTCACTCGATTGTCCTTGAGGCTGGTGGTAACTATACTCAGGCTAACCACTTCCCTGACCCTGCCGAAGTTGGTGCGTATCAAATCGTCATTCAGCCAAACTTACGCTCGCAACAGGTAACTGGATTCCACTTGAACAACTCTTCAGCAACTACTCTACCCGATGTTTCCACTCCTTCAAACAACACTGCTGTTCTTACCAGTCAGCAAGTGAGTCTCGTCATCGGTATCAAGTACGACGAAGAACGACACTCAACCTTGACAGACGGTGCTAACATTGGTGGTGTCACGCTTATTCTTGCTGAGGCTACGCTGGCTGACGTAAGAGGCTGTGAGATATTCTTGAATGAGGTCATCCTTGACCACGACCCTGACCACGGTAGTCAGTTGGCTAACATTCCACCAATGCTGCTTTATAATCCACTTGGAGTTCAAGGGTCGGAAAGTCCTTCGTTTACAAGGCGAGGTCATCCATATCACCCGACAACTCCTGACGTAGCGTTCAAAGACGCTACACCCGGCTTTACTACAAGCATACCGTGGTGGAGTATTATGCATCAAGGCACTCCGTCTGACGCATCGGCTGTTGGTTTCAGACACCTTTCTTTGTATCGTATCGACAACTATTATCAGTTCTGTCGAGCAAGTTATGGTGCAGTCGCTGCTCAATTGACGTTGGCTGGTTACCCAAGTATCTATCCTGACATCTACTCCAAGATTATGGAGAACGTAAGCCTCGCTCCTACATGTAAGGTCGTCGGAGCGCATTCTTCAGCGACTGCTATCCAAGTTGATGACGCTTCTCTGTTCCCTGAAAAACCGTATTACGAACAAAAACTGCAATACATTGACTCTTCTACGGGAAAAACTGTATCGTTTAGTTATACAACTCGGCAAGGCTTGAGTCACAGTTCAGCGACCATGAATGAGCCTGATGTGTTTCATCTACCAACGGGAGTTACCATAGCCGATGGCACAAAACTAACACTGAGTAAATCATATTCTACAAAATCAGTAAACGACATCTTCACTAAAGATAACGAAAGTGTTTTGACCAAAAATCTCAGTCAGTTGCTTACAGGAACGAGAGACACAAACAGTCTTTTCTCAACTGACTCATATCTATGTGCTTGGAGTCCTAACTTGGGTCGGCCTCATACATTCTACTCAGATGCCAGCCGAACTTGGATTACAAACGGTGACAATCATACATTAGACAGAGCCGTTAATAACGCCGCATACAACAGTATGCCACAGCACTTTGAGACAATTCACTACCAAGATGTCAATTATACAGCAAGTCACGGCCCACTTACATTACAAATGAAGACACCTGTTCCACCTAAAGCACTTGCTGGGACTGTTAGTTCGGTTACAACTACAACTGTTACCGTTATCACAATGAGTGACACAGTTACTGGGGTGAGCAACCAAGATGTCTTGTTTGCTAATGGGCGAGTTCTTGGTAGAGTAAACGGCGTTAGTGGTGCAGACATCACTCTTTACTCTGAGATATTTGAGAGTAATCTTGCGGCAGGTGACAAGGTATACCTTGATGGTGATGGTGAAATTCTAAGCGGTACAGACATCAACTCCATCAGTGGTTTGTCGGCTCAAGGTGGGGCTTACATGCTTACCAATTACTGGCCTTGCGGCAGTCGTGGTGGGCCACTGATTAGTCGATTAGACGGTTACGCTATGTCATCAGCAGCGTGGCACGTTCCACAAAGTTACGCACATAATGCTGGTATACATTGGAAAGATGACGATGATGACGGTAGTTATGCGGTTGCTAATGGTGTGAGCACTACTTCACTTAGCAGTATACGAACATATCCGTTTGGTTATCGTTTCGGACTACGACAGGCTTGGAACAGACCTCAATGGGGTCATTATGGTATGCGAGCATTCCAAGAGCAAGCCACACACTCAGGTGCAAGCAATCTTGCTGTTGGTTACAAAGCAGGGCCACTGGTTGAGTATGAAACTATAACAAGTAACGGGTGGCTTTACGCTGGCGGAGACAGCACACAAAGCAGTACCAACCTACCGACTACCTATGTTGGTATTCTTGAGCGTGGAACAACTGCTGCTGGTATGCTGAATGCCGACAAATACGAATGGCAGGTGCGTTACAGCGATGGACGACGAATGACGAGAGGATTTGGATGCGCTCTACGCACTTTGAAGAATGCCAGCACTGTGATACGAGATTGGTGGGGCGATTCCGCTGGTATGGGTAAGAACTTCTACAAAGATGCTGTATCGTATTATCTCATCGACTGGTGGGGTAACACTCGTGGTGAGGATATTAGGCGTATGCCTGTTCGTAGTTTTGGTATCAATCCATCATGGGATGCTGGAGATGCATACGAGTATGATAGAACTAATGGTAGAACACCTTACGCCCGTATATGGAACAATAACAAGCCTATCTTCAATCTCAAGGGAATAGCCGCTGACTCAGATACATCATCGGGTGCAGTATTAGCATCTCCAACGGTTACAATACCTCGCTTTGGTGGTAGAAAGAACACTGGTAACAACAATGCAGACACCACGTTGGTCGATGTGTTTGCTCCTACCAACGCACTACGAGTAGGAGACATGGGTAACGGACGTGGTGTACGATTCCCAACACAATTCAATGAGGACAGACTGGTTGAACTCAGTGCAGTGTACCAAAACTCAGGTGTTGTCTTATCAAGCAACACTGCTGAACCTACATTCGGTCAAGGCTTGATTCGACCAAGAAACGATGCACTACAACCAAGTGAAATTGTCAGAGGTATTAGTGCTCGGTTGGAAGTCGATGAGGACGGACTACTCAAACCTGAAGCAACAGTCAGCGACAAGGTAGAATCCATCAGCGGGACATCGGTTCACAAGGATGCTGTTTCTCGCTCGTCACCACGAATTGGTATCGACGGAGACACCGTAGAATCCTTGACTGGCAGCAACGCCAACATGGTAGCCATCAACTCAGAAGCACACAGTCTACACACTAACAGAGGTGTGGGTCAGAGAGTTGTGCTACATGGTGGTATGCAGTCAGGCTCTCAAACGCTTGGCGACTACGACCTGACAGCCTTGTCCTTCGCTGCTCAGCCTCATGGTGGTGTGATGCGATTCAGCCACACAAGTAACTTCAAGCCTATGGGTGGAACTTACATCTTGGAGGCTCGTAGTTTCGCCAGTCCATTCGATGATACAGGTTGGGGACGAAGTGGTATGAGTGGTACAAAGACAAGCAACCCATACCAAACAACAAGTTCAGTAGCCAGTCAGACAAACATGGCTGATGATTCAGTGCAGTTTATGCTGCGACCTATACGACTCCTCGACAACCAACACATAGCGGTATTCAGACCAGCATTGGCTTTGCACACTGATAGCAAGCAAAACGGTAGCACTGCGTTCACTGCTACTGCTGGTGGTAAGTATGGAATGTTTACCTACTCAACTCCAAACGGTAGAGCAAGCAGCGGGTCATACATGCGTGCTACCAATCCTAACACATCAGCGCCATACCAACCAGTGTATCTTGTTGAGAGCAGTAGCGACACTGTGCCAGTATCGAAAGGGCCGAAGTTACCGGGAACAGAGGTTACTGGCTTTGATAAGACGACACTGAAGAGCACTGTTACTCGACTTGTCATCAGTGAAAACACATTACAGCACTTCAAGAGTGATGCTCCAAGAAGAACTGGTGAGAGTAAAGACTACACCGTCAAACCAAGATTCAGTCAATCGTTGCACAGCAAGGGACATAAGGAAGATGTATCGTTCAATACATCAGACCACAGTGGTGATGCATGATGGGTTTACTCAAGGACAAGCGAGCAACAGCCGACACGGATGTTGTGATGAAGGCGGTGCGTAAACCAAAGTTTGTGGACAACGCCCTTCATCTTGGTGAGTATACACCACAGAAGAACTTGGAGAAGAAGGTCACGGTGAGGCAACGCAAAACCACCACCTATGCTGTCTCTACACCACACACTTACACCATGACAGAACTACAGGATTCTGTTATCCTAAAACACACAGGCACGCATGGGCGAAACTACGAAGGCTCTGTGGTTTACTTAGGTTCAAGCATTACCAGTGACAGCGATAAAAACAAACCAGTGCTGCTTTATGGTAAGGGTGTCGATAGTGAAAGACTGCGAACATCTTCAGTTGTTAATAGTGGCACTGGAACCACTTTTGCTGTAAGAAACATGAAGGGTAAGACACTTAGTAAACTGGGTTTTTCTCAAACACAGGCTCACTTCGGACAACCAATTGATGCTGGCTTAAGAACAACAGACTTGGCTATACGCATCAGCAGAGACATCGCTGATTCTCTTACGTCTGTAAACATCGCACTGCCATTGAGTCCAAGCAATTCTCAAGTTGATAGAAGACTACACAGCAACAGTTTCGTTGGTGTAGACTTTCATGGTATTACGCTTGTTGATGCTCTACGGTTCATTAGCCGTCATGATGGCCGAGTCATCCACTTTGACAGGTTTGGTAACTTGCTTTACGTCCCATTCCAGTTTGAGGAGAAGAGTCGATTTATCGACCACTATGCTCGTACTGGCCCAGCAATCAATAACCCAATTGAAAACATATCGAACAGAGTAATTGTAGAGGGTCTACCAACGGCTGTAAACGATACTGCGTTTGCTGAAGTAAACAACTCAGAAAAACAGTCAGGTCGGGCTGGTGAGGTGTTAGAGGAACCACAGATTGTTGGTGACTTCACTGTTCGTAGTAACGAACAAGCAAGAGAGACTGGTCGTAACATACTGAAAGCAAATGCAGTCATGCTTGGTAACCTCACGAGCGCAGGTCATCCGAATAGTTGGGACTTGCGACCCGGTATGATTATCGAGTATAATGGACAAAGAAAAATCTTAGTCGAAGTAAGACATAAATTCTCTCAAAACGTCGCTGACCTTGTATTCCTGAGTGTAGACAGTGGCGTTGAAGGCGTTCTACAGGGTATACTTCAAGGTACTAAAAATTCTGGTGACCAAGTTGATAGCATCGAGCAGATTCTTGAGAAGAACATGGCTCTGTTTGGCGATGTTGAAATTGTTTCAGTCGTCGTAACAGAGATTGTTGGACACGGTGTATCAGGCGATGGTTTCATCATAGGGAGAGGTATGGGTAGAGGTGTGGTCGGCGTTGCTACTGGTGAAAAAGTCGGTGGTAGCAAGACTGCTAAATTTACAGAGAGGGGTGAGTGAATGCCAGTATCAAATCATGTAAGACGGTTGTTGATTGAAACGATTGCTGATAACATCAATGAAATGGTCATTGGCTTCGACGGTAACCCTGCTACGAAAAGTGATGGTGCTGCTGGTAGACCCGCCAAGGTTGTCAATCCTACAGTGCGTATCGTAAGCGATTCTTCACTACTGGTTGAAGGATTCTTAGACGCATCTCATTCCTTCAACGAATCGCTCAAAGAAGTCTTCATTCAATTCAGAGGCACACTCAGCACTATTCCAATAGCGAGACACACCATAGCATCGTTTACAAAAACAAAATCAAACGAGATACGAATACAAATACTCATTGAGGTGAAATAATGGCCGACAATCCAATATCAGGACACACAGCAGGGGCAAACGATGGGCTACGAGACGGTGACCACATCCTATCTCCGTCACTAACGAACATCTACGAAGGACTACACGGTAACGGTGTACTCAACGCACACGATACAGCCTTTGGTAGCAGTGATAGAAACACTCCTACAAGCCTACCCGGTGCGGTAAGTGGTAGTAATCATCAAGTCACAATTAAGGCTTGTAGCGTTATTCTTGATGGTGTACCTTACACTATTGATAATGGGTCAGGTGGTGATGTCACTATCAACTTAACAGATAGCACAACAGGAGGCTCAGCATTCCTTGCAGGTACAACCACTAACGCCTTGACATCAGGAAAGGAGTGTTTGTTCGTCATTGTAGCAACTTCTTTGGGTGCGAAGTTTGTTCAAACTACACCCGTTACAACTGCCGCTGGTGCATACTCAGACATATCAGGTTCAATAGCAGATGCTTACTTGAAAATGAGTGGTGTCAGTGCTGCTTCAAATAAGCAAACTGTGGTCTTGGCTACTGTCAGGGCTACGTTTAACAGTGGCGCTGCTGCTGCGAATGACCTCAAACTCACACTTTCTGAAATCAACGACAAGCGAGTATTTGTCCGACCTTCGCCGTTCTATTTGTCTCCCGTAACTACGGGTGCGGTGGGTTCGACAAACCACTTGAACACACATACTGCTTTGGAGGACATTCACGGCACTGGTGAAGAAGGAGACTTTGGTAGCAACGGTGTTATGTGGTTGTCGTATAACGAAGATGACAACTTACCAAACCTCTACTTCAGTGCTAAGGATGGGTCGAACCGTCACACACATTTGCTTGGGCCTAATCGCATTAAAGCACTGACTGCGAGTCTTGCTTTTGAGTTCGATGATGCACAAGTATTCACTTTTACTGGTGGTAGCGCTAAGTCTTTGACTCCGACAGGAACATTCCCTCCCGGTCACACAGTTATTGTGAGTAACGCAGGTGCTGGTGTTGTTACCTTTGACCCCAGTGGGTTGAATATAGGGCTGGCTAACACCGAGGCGGTTATGTTCGTATACAACGGCACTGCTTGGGTCAAGGTGATTCACAGTTCTACAGTCACCCACATAGCAAGCGGAGCAACTGGTTTAGTTCAGTTGTCAGATGGTGCGGGTAGTCATACAAGCGATGCTAAGTTGTTTTGGACTGCTGCCTCGTCTACACTCACTGTCAATGGTAAACTGACCGTTACAGGATTGATTGACCCTACAGGGCTTGAACTCACACCCGTAGCAGCCAATCCCGGTGGGACTACCGCAAACACGCTTTGGCTGGACAATGGTGCATCTAACGCTTTGAAGCATGGAGCAAACACTGTTCTTAACTCAGCATCAAGCGTTACTGACTTGAGCGATGTATCAGCAGTAGGTTCGGGTTCAATCATTAGCACTGCTGAGAGAAGTAAACTCACAGCCATAGAAGCGGCAGCCGATGTTACTGATGCGACAAATGTCAATGCCGCTATTACTGGTCACGCTTACACAGCAGCAACAGTCAGCGCTACTGACAAAGTGCTGATTCAAGACACAGATGGTGGTAACGCAGTCAAGACTGTTACTGCTTCTTCTATAGCAGCATTGGCTGGTGATGGCTCAAGTATAACAGACGCTGATACTGATACTAAGATAGATGTGGAAACTTCATCAGATGCCGATACTATCTCCATGCATACGGCGGGAACTGAGAGAGTCTTGATTGATACGAATGTCAATCTCGGCGTTGATGTTGATTTGACCTTTGAAGGCTCTACGGCTGTAGGTGACTTTGAGACTACGTTAACTGTAACGAACCCCACTGCTGATAGAACAATCACTCTACCTGATTCTACAGGCACTGTTGCCTTAACAAGCGACCTTGCGGCGGCTGGTATAACAGCACTAACAGGTGATGTTACAGCAAGCGGTTCAGGTTCAGTAGCGGCTACTATTGCGGCTGATGCAGTTACTTATGCTAAGATGCAAGATGTATCAGCGACGGATAAACTACTTGGAAGAGACAGCGCAGGTGCAGGTATTATTGAAGAAATATCTCCCGCAGATGTGCGAACCATGCTGAACGTCGCTGACGGTGCAACAGAGTACACAGACGCTATGGCACAGGCCGCTAACGCCCCTTCCATTTTAGCGAACACAATATTAGCAAACACCAACACTAATGAAATTAACAACATAGCCGTCAAATCATCGAAGTTTTTTGCCTATCTTTCGGGGAATCAAAGTTACAGTTCAGGGTCAACAAAGATAACACATGATACAGTTTTGTGGAATGAAGGCTCTAACTTTAGTACATCCAACAATGAATATACTGCACCGAGAGATGGGTACTATCTCGTAGCGTGTAGTTTTTATTTCACATCTGCTCCATCATGGACTATGTCTCTAATACAGGTTGATACAGGTTCAGGGTACGCTATTCGGCTTCGTAGAAATAGTGCTAACGGTGCAGATACACATATATCAGCAGTAATCAAATTAAATACTGGTGATAAGGTTGCACACTACGCTCATGCGGCAAGTAGCGGAACCATAGGAGCATCCCTCAACACTCTCACTTACTTTCAAATTACGGAGATGCTATGATGACACCACAAGAGATGACAACGGGAATGCACAACGCAGGTTTTACTCAATTCGAGTATGCTGAACATGGTCTGTATTTTATTGACGGTGCTATTAACCTCAACGAATGGCCGAGCAGTTGGGGTACACCGCCTACACAAGCCGTCATAAACAGTTGGTGATATGATGTGGTTACCTGTCCTGTTAGCATTTATAGCAGGGTTTGTAGCAACGTGGCTCGCTACTACTGGTGATTAAACACACTGTCTTGCCATATGTGGTCGCATTCTTTGCACTGCCACAGGCTTATGCGCTTACGGTCACCATCGAGATAACGTGCTTGTAGTCTTCTTGGTATGTGCTTGTGTGTACAAGCCCTACACTTCACTGTGAGTTTGTCAAGGAGTCTTCCCATCACTCAGCACCTCTACGCCCGATGACATCATCAATGCGTAGGATGGCACATGAGACTTCTGTTGCTCCGTTGATACCACTGCGAATAAGCGATGTTGGTTCAAATACTCCCGTCATGGACTTAACCCCTCCGTTTTCTACATCAGGGCCGTATAACTCAGGGAGTTTGTGTCGCATAGCCAAGACTGTATCGAGTGGGTCATAACCTGCGTTCTCAGCGATAGTAGCAGGTATGGCTTCGAGTGCATCAGCAAACGCTTCAATCGCCATCTGAGCACGTCCACCAACCTCAGAAGCGTTAGCACGCAAGTGAGCAGCGATAGCGACGTAAGTAGAACCACCACCAAAGCGTATGGAGTCACCGTTCTTGACCAATGACACAACACCCAATGCGTCGTCAAACCCTCGTTGAATCTCATCGAGAGTAGATTGTGTAGCACCTTTCAGTATCAGTGTGGATTCTCTGTGTGTAGTCATGCACTCCTTCGCTAATGAATTAACATACAGATACGGCACGTCGTTGTGAATAACACGGTCAATGTGACCTATGCCTGTTGTTGATGATGGCTCAGGTGTCATGTGGATTGGAGTGTTCATCAATTCGTTTGACAGTCTACGCATCGTGCTCTCAGGCACACGTTGCACGACAGAGATACCTTGCTTGCGTAGATATGCAATCGCAGTATCATGTACTGCGTCACGACATAGCACAACATTAGCACCACTACTCACTACGGCCTTAGCCGCCTCAAGCAGTTTGTCTCGACCCATCGCTTGGACTTGGCTGTAGGAATTTGCATCGGACACCTGAACAGATACGTTTGCACTCTCTTTGCCTTCGGTTAGGCCACCATTGAGAAGCAGTATCTCTACGCCATCTTCGTTGTCCCAGTTACGGAACTCATCTCCACCACCGATGAAGTCTTTGTTAAGGACTACACCGTTGTAAAGCCACGAGTCAGCGAGAGAGCCGCCGGGAACAGCGAGTGTCTTCACGTCACGAGCGTTTCCTATTGTCTTGATAGTCTCGACGCACAGATTAGCGACCTTCTCTTCGGATGCTTCAAGCGACTTACCAGTGATAGCGGTTCTTGCTATTGCTCTAAGATATACGTTCATATCATAATCTTCGTGGTTACCTACAGCGTCAGGCATTCCTTCTAAGCAGTCAACAGCCATGTTTCGTGCTGTTGAGTAGCCCTTGATAATTACGTTAGGATGCAAGCCTTTACTGAATAGACCCTCTGAGTTAGCAAGCAATTGGCTTGCGAGAACGACTGTACTCGTAGTGCCGTCGTATGCGTTTGCTTCTTGCATCTTCGATACCTCTACTACCATCTTGGCAGCAGGGTGAGCAGTGTCTACTTCTCGTAAGATAGTAGCACCATCGTTTGTCACGATGACATTACCACCACCGTCTACCATCATCTTGTCCATACCTAATGGCCCAAGCGTCGTCCTTACAGTCTCAGCGATACGCTTGACTGCTTCTATGTTTAGCCTCTGTGTTGTGTTATTATCTGTCATTTCCAATCTACCTCAATTTCAACTATAGAGCCGTCGTCCATACTCCGACTCTTTACTATACCGTTGTCACGACCATACACGTAGAGGTCGTAAGTCAACTGGCAGTCTTTGAGGCAGTAGTCGGCTACCTCAAGGAATTTTCCTTCACGCCATGCTACTGGCGCATCACTACTCTGCATACTTTTTGATGAGTCAAGAGTAGAGCGAACAAGAGTATCGAGTGTAGTGTGAACCTTACCCATACCCAATGCTGCTTTATTAACCAGCATCTTGGTGTCGATAATGCTTTCACTTTTACTCATCAAATCACCAGCAGTCCAGCAGTCAAGTGCAGCACTTAGCACTGGCAAATCAAATCCACGTATGTTGTGACCGAGAATTTTACCTCCACCGTCAATGTGTTTCTGTAAGTGGTCACCTAACGTGCGAGGATGTAGGTCATGAACAGTAGCGCTTGCCATGTCTATGTCTTCTTTGGTGAAGGCGTGACCTTCAGTTCCATCCCATGTGCAAACTACAGTGGGTTCAAACAGGCTATGCTTATCCCAGCCACCTATCTCCCAAGAGTAGTTACCAGTCTCAATATCTAATGCCATTATGTCACTCATGTTTATGCCTCCCAGTATTCCCAGTAGATGTACTCCTCTGTTTCAATATAAATCTTCAATTCGGACTCATCCATTACGCCCACCATCCTACTTTCTTTTGAATCATTCCATAATAGCCTTCAGGCTTCACTTCGATTCCGATATATTCAGCCCAACACTTCTCACTACAAAAGGATTTGACCCCTGTAGGGGTGTTATCTGAGAACTTAGTGTCGCTATTACACATAACACACTTCATGGCGATACCTCCTTCAAACGAATGTAAACGGTAGAGCCATCCTTAGCGGCATCGAACAAGTGAGCGCCCCACTTGGAGAAGCGATTGAATGCAGTGCCACGAGTAACTTGTTCAGCGATACAGTATTGCTTGATGACAGCGGCCTTCTTTCTCCACCCCTCGCCTTTCTTATCCAGTTCAACTGAGGAGACGACGTTGTAAGCAGTAGTCCAGTTCTTCGCATGGTTAGCCTTCTCATTCTGTTTAGCACCGACTTCGACCTCACCTTCAAGCCATAGAATCAGATTCTTGAACAAGTCGTAGATAATCTCCTTAGCCATGTCGAGATGCTCACCAGTGATAACCCACTTCTCATCCATCATGGCGATGTGAGTAGCGAGGATAACTGAGTAGTTCTCCATAGCGGGAATAAACGACGCAACGACGTTACCGATAGCGAAGTTCAAACCATCCAGTAGCGAATACAAGTCCTCAACCAAGTCGTATGTAGCCACATAGAATGACTCGTCTGCTGTGAACATCTCGTTCATAACAGACTGAACAATATCTTCCTGTTCTTCACGAGTCATACCATCCCATTCAGTGAATGAAATCTCAGTCAGGTTTAGAACTCGGTCACGCAGTCGCTTTTCAAGCCCAGTGAAGTAGTCAATGATTTCATCGTAGGATAACTTTTGCTTTGGTGTCTTTGTAAACGCACGTTCCATACGTTTCACACTGACTCCCATACGCCTGTCCATATCCCAGTCAGACCAATACAATAGAACTCGCTGGAAGATACCCTTCGTTAAAACATACTCCTTAACACCAGCAGGTGGGTAGGTTGTAATCCACAACGAGACAAGTGATTCAGTCTCAATACGACGACCACTCAAGTGCTTGACAAGGATGTTTGAGTTACTACCAATCGGGTTACAGGCTGACTGTAGATACAGAACAGTCTCTTGCGAGTGCTTACCGGGATTGAGGATGATACTTCCTTCGTCAAAGTTGAGCGCCTTCTGTCCAGCGAGCATACCTTCTGTTTGCACAGCGACTTGCTCTTTCTTACCGTTCTCATCTACCACTGTCTCATTAGTAACACCGCCAATTAGTCCAGCATCTGAACCTGAAGTATACATGTCTTGTTGAAGTCCACAGTCTTTCAGCACATCACCTACGAACTCCCAAGCAACTGACTTACCAGTTCTTGATGGTTGAATCCAAAAGACATGCACACGAGGGTCAAGGTGGCTTGCGTCCCACGGTATACGAACGAAAGGCGCTGCTATTTGTCCCTGAATGTAGAAGAATGATAACATCGCTGGGATGTCATTGTCGATACTCGTTCTACTAAATCTTTCAACATAACCGTCAAAGAACGGGTAGTTCTTGACCGCCATGTAATCTTGTGCTTCTCTCATAATCTCACTTCCTACTGTTCCTTTATATATCAACTTTCAAAAAAAACTCACAAACATGTAGCACGATGTTGCTTTAAGAACCCCTCTTGCGCCTAACAGTTCGTTGAATGTGAACAGGTGTCTCGCTGGTCAAAACCTCGACAATGAGTTGTCTTTTCTTATCTCCAAGTCCCTTTACTTGCTTTAACGAATCAGGGAAGCACATCTCCTCCAAGTTACCACACTTGTCAAGTAAGCGCTCAGCCAACTCAGCACCTACGCCGGGAACAGTGAGTAGCATGTCTACTCTCACATCATTTGTAGATACTCTACGGATAGCGTGAGCGCCATGCTTACTGGCTGGTTTGTGCAACTTGTTGTGTAACTTCGTGACGAACATAGCGGCTTCACTTACGTTAGAAGTGAAGAAAACTTGGCAGTCGAAGTCAGCCATGATACGAGCAATCGTACCAGTGAGTTCATTTTGCACCCTACTATGAGTTAGGAATCGACCTTGCTTCTTTGCGAAGGCTACATACTTGGCTATCGTACCATGAATGACAAGAAAGAAGCGCTCGTAGTTCGCATCCATGTTGTCGAGTTGTCGCCATAGGTGACCACTGTAACTTGATTGAAACAGGTCTGTTACACTCTTTGCTTCTACGCAAGCAGCGCCCAAGAGGTAGTCGCCTACAACGAGGGATTGTCTAACAACATTCAAACCCTCTTTCTTCGCTCTACGCTCAATTGATTCACAGAGAGAGCCTCTCTCGTTTGAGTCAATAATTAGGTCAGGCTTCATTTATTCAATCCCCATATGTATGCTGAGTGTGTTCCGCTAATCGCTGATTGTTTCTTGAACGTATCTATCACAATAAAATCAGGGTTCTTTGTAAGGATGCTTGCCATTTCAGAGGTCGATGGGGTCTGTCGAGGCCATCTGTCTTGGAACACAGTGATGATACTTTCTACGGAAAGGTTGCCTTCTTCTCTCAATGCTGTTTTAATTAATTTAATCAATCTTTTCTTACCCATGTTGTTCACCTATGCTACCGTCGAAGTAGCGACATCTTCCGCTGCATAGTCCATCGTATTCAAGTGTAGCGCACGATGCGGCTGAGTAACCGCTGTTACCAGCACCGCCGAAAACGATGTTCTCTACCTGCTCACGAGTAATACGAGGGTTGTAATCAACCCATCCTTGTTCCTCTATGATACGGCATATCAATTCTACATGCTCAGCCTTGTCTTCATCATTCACAGCGGCCACTGGGTAGAACCAGCGAAACCTCGCTGCGAGGTATGTGACAAGATGGAATCTTGCTTTGTGAGTAGGGTTACCCTCACCTAATGCGGCTTGAGCAAGACAAGGTAAGACAATCGTAGAACCTAATGTGATGTCAGGTAAACCTTCTACTTTCTCCACCGTTTTCTTGAATGGACTTTTACGGTCTGTCACTGTAATGTTAATATCTTTTTTACCAATCTCGATGTAACCACTAACTGGTGTTTGTGCTCTCTCCATAATCTCATCGTAAGTCAAGTTGAGTATCGAGTCGCTGTCCATTGGTATACTCCAACATCCTCTTCTGCTGTTGTATGAGTTCGGAATGCGAATCATACCTGACGTATCGAAAGCAACAGTAGGGTCGTTACAAGAAAGAGAGAGTTTCTTGTGCCACTGACTAATCAGTTTTCTACCACCCTCTTTGACTCGTGCTACACTGTAACCATCTGAAGGAGTGTGTATGTTTTGTAGAGGAATCCAAACGTGGAACCCACCACCACTAAACCATACAAAGTGTCGAATGTCTTCGCTTAGCAAAAAACGATGTAGCCTTTTAACCTGTTCGTGCATGAATGGAAAATCTACATCTGCTCCTCTCTGCTTGAAGTCCTTACAATCGAAGTCCATGACGAAGTGACGGATGATAGGTGTGTCGTAGTCTACTCTGTGGTTTCTTGGTGGCTTGGTCGCACGATAGCCGTATGCTGTGAAGTAGACGTTACCGCTACCATTCTTGCCTTTCCAGTATCGCTCTAACTCTTCCCAGTCCTTAACACAATAACGACCACCCTGCTTCCCGTTCGATGCTATCTCAAGCACTTCACGAGGGAAGTCCAGCGAAATGAATCCCATTGTATCAGTCCTCTACGTTTTCTATGAGTGTGACTCGTTCTAACACTTTAGTGATAACATCGTCTAAGGTGTCGTTGATGTGCTCTAACTTCAGCCTTGATGGATGTATGATGACTTCAAAGAGTAAACTTGCCACGTCACCTATATCCTCATGATAATTCTCAATTAATATCCTTGATGTGGTGTGAACTTTAATTCGTTTTGAGAGAAGGGATGACTCAACTCTAAAATTGTAGGAAGGCCATATCTTACCCAGTGCAGCCTCTAAGAGTCTACAAGCAACGAACAGTCCTTCTCTATCCATATTATCATCTCACATATCTTCAGGGTCAATCGCTAAATCACCCATCCACGCTGGACACATTTCCATGAAGTCACACCAAGCACATTTAGCCTCGTGAGCCTCAGCAGGGAAATCGTCGTTCAAGTGTGCATCAACTAATCGTACAAGTCTCTTCTCTACTGTCTTAGGAGCGTATCGACCACCCGGGCCTTTTACGCTCTCGTAATCCCATAGAGGGCCGTCGCCTCCGTTGATGCCCCCACCGGGAAACTGCCAACCCCAGCCAACAACTGGTAGGTATTCGATATGAGGACTGTGTTCCAACATCATACGATAGAACTGCATCTCTGCACGCATCTGAGAACGCTTACGAGGAACCCACTTACCAGTCTTCAACTCCATCAGAACACTTCCAGTATGGTCTTCATCAATGAAGATACGGTCAATGTAACCCTTCATGTGAATCGGTACTTCTGTTCCGTCACTGGCTACTACGATTCGCTTTGAGTGAACTTCTGCTTCATTAGCGATAGGGAACCAGTCTTTTGGATTATGTTGCATATGCAGTAAGCGCTCAAATTGCCAGTCTACATACAGGTTGAGTTGTGGCTCTTCACCAAAAACGTAGGGCGTAGGAGGCTTGGGTAATGACTTACGCAACTCCTTCTTTGCTACGTTGATATTACCTTCAGCGATGAGTTCGTTCACCGCTGGTAGGCTCTCAGTCGATGCTTTCCAAAACCATTCTACTGCGTCGTGGACGTTAGAACCACGAATATGGTGGTCTACCTCTTCACCTCTCATCCCCAGTATCTTCTCAAAGTAATACTGCTTAGGACAAAAATCGAATGTACCGAGTGACGACTTCGATATACGAAGTATCTTGTCACTCATCTCTGGTTGCCAGTTGTATAGACTCTTATCGTATGACTCAAGCATCTCAGGATATTTGTAAGGAACATCTTCTTCCTCGTTAGGATTCCAGCGCATTCTCACCACTCCTTACCAAATTTGTTAGGCAGAGGAAAACGATAACGTGGCTTCAACTTGTTAAGTTCTGAGTCCTTGTATGCCTCAACTGTTTCCTCATCATCCATCGTCAGGCGTAAGAGGATGAAGTAACCAATCAGGTCTTCAATCACATCAACGTCAGACTCGATTGTATCGTTTCCACGCATGAGTCTACTGAGTTTGTCATCAATCCTAACTCTTAAGCCAGCATCAGGAGGAAGGTCGCTGAAGAAGCGGATAGGGTCAAAGGCACTGTCACCATACTGAGCATTCTTCTCAGCAAGTAGGTTCACAATCTTACCTGCAATCTTAGCACACTTAATTTTGAAAGTCTCTTCTTCTGTCACTCTTCTTCACCAACCTCATCTTTACTGTTCCTTTTTATATCAACTTCAAACGTCATTCCAAACTCAGTGAGTTTGGTTTGTCTTCGCCCATCAGTTGTCAGTCCGTATTCGTCCAGTGTTGTTTGTCTTGTCTTTTTCATTTTGTCACCTCAAAAATATGACTTTGGCATTGTCACTCCCGAAGCAGCATCAAGCGCCCAGTCAAGGCTCTCATAGATTCGCATGAGTTTAGATTTAACCATAACACTGAGCACTTTGTCCCAGTCTATAGAATAGTTCTTCAACTCTGCTTTATCACGGAAAGCAACAAAGTTTACCTTCGCTCGCTCTCCTTTGAGTGTGTAGTAGTCAGGGACATCATCATTGAAACCCTTGACATAAATCCATGATACACTGTCGCCTTTACTCCATCGCTCTTCGGCGTTAGTGGCAACGTGTTCGTTGTAGTACATAGCGGCCTTTGCAGGTGCGGGTAGGCTCTTGTAATCCCTAAAGTCCATCGTCAATCGAGACGAGCAAGCCACGTCCTCAATCGGTATCTCACCGTTCTTGACTTGGAGACTTATCTCTCTCAGTACATCTGTGACGGCTGTTTCATCAGCACCAGTGCCTATCATTTCCATAGCCACCTTTTGAATGCGCTTAGTTATACGTGAAGAACTGGAGGCTTTGATTTCATAACCAGCAATCTTCATCTCACCCTTGCTTTTCTCAGGCCACGTCTTGATACCAAAGTAGCGGTTCTTCACTGGAGCAGTAGTCCAGTAATCGAAGTAAGCCTCAAGTTCAACTTCCATTGTTGGTAACTCAAGTTTGTTCTTAGCAGTCTCAGTCAAGTGCTCAGCGAGTGATATTGCTTCGTCAAAGGGTACTTGGATAAAAGCCGAATCCGTGTGACCATAGAGTGATTTGTAACCTTGCTCCTCACTCTCAGCCAGTAGATGGTGAATACACTCACGCCCTCTGTGGGTAATAGCGGCTGCTATGTCGTTGTCTACCCACATACCTTGAAGGAACTTCATCCCAGTCATACCGTAGAGTGCATTAACGAGAACCTTCGCCGCTGTTTGCATCATGTCGTAACCGAGTTTCTCATCAGGGTCTGTAGCCTCATGCATGAGTCTCTTGTATTCAGCACGCAATTCAAGCATCTCTTCTACGATAGCAGGGAGTAGACCTTTCTTCTTCTGACACCAGTGTGAGCCATCGCCCAGCGTCTTGGTAGTCTCTGTAGGTTGCTCACGCTTTGTCTCGTAGGATAGATTGTCGGAGAGAATGATGTTAGGATAGAGAGAAGCGTAGTCCACAATGGCTACACCCTCATGGCGACCCGCTATAGGGTCAGGAATGTGGGCGGCAGTGAGTTGTTCACGTCGATTGTTGATAGCACTCTTGGCTTTCTTATCCGTCCTTCTACCAACAAGCCCTCTAAAGTATCGAGTGACTTTGTGTGTGCTCGCCCACGAGACACCACACAATTGCTGAGTAGCAACGAAGAAATCAATGGCGTTGAGTTTCTTGTCAATGTCACGCAGTAACGTGGTATCGAGAAGACAATAATCTACGAACTCACTCCAGTATTCATACCAACCATTGTGAACAGTCATACCCTCAATCTCTTCTGTCAGTTTACTACCGAGTTCAAGCAACTCCGCTATAGTATTCAACTTACGGTTAGGTAGTTGTCCACGTCCTGACTTTTGCCATAGCGATTCAAAGCCACTCCCACTCTTCCAGTGAGCCGCTGAGTCCCAGCACAGTCTACCCTTGATGGGTTGTTGAGTGTCCTTGTAACCATCTCTACCCTTGAATGGTCGAATCACTTGACCGAGTGGTGAAAGTTGGTCAGGGTCTTTCAGTCTACGCATCAGGTGCGGTAAGTCAGCCCACATCAGAGCATGGGCTACGAGAATGTCAGGGTCACGCTTGTGTAAGAAATCAATGAAGGCTTCATGCATCTCCGCTTCGGAGGGGTGGATTTGTAGTATGTAATCTTCATCACGCACTGTTCTGTATCTTGCGCTTTCGATGTGTATTGGATAAGGACAATTGGTTTTTTCTTCATCAGCCCATGCAAATACAACAGGCTTCTCAAGGTCACTGTCCACGATAGCCATGACGGATGTGAAGTCATCCTTGACATCCCACTCCAAATCAAAATACCACACTCGTGGCTTGAACTCAGGTAACTTCTCAGGATAGAGTTTCAGTAGCACTTGGTCAAGGTAATTCAAGTCTGCTTCATAAGTAGGCATCTCGTCTTTGATGTCCCACAAGTCAGTAGGTCTGTCTACCTCAACTTTCATCAATGTCTTCTTGTCAATACCAGCAGCACGAATGTTCCGATGAATCCGAGCACTGGGGTATCGAGCGAGCATACGATTAAGTTTCCACTCAGGTGTGTTTAGTGGAATCCAACAATGTGGTTTTACGTACTTCTTGTCTTCAGGCCATATGTGCTCTTCATGCAGTACACCATCCTTGTCACGAGTCCGTAAGTAGAGATTAGGCTGTCCGAAGTTGTCGGAGTCAGCAGGGTAGTACCAGTCGATAATCATTCAATCACGCTCTTTGGTCTACGATAACAAGTAGGTCTTCGTCTTTTTCAAGAGCGATGATAGTCGTTTCACCCATGTGTATGGTAGCCTCACCCTTACCGAGAAGGGCTATGTTATCCATCAGCCATGAACCGAATGTAGAACTCACGCTCCCAGTAACTGGACCAGTGGAATCACGCAACTCAAGTGTAGTGAACAACTTGGTTTCATGCCTCTTGCCCGAAGATATGAGAAACTCATTTTCACTCGCATTGGCTGTAACCTTGAAGATAGGACTGCTGTTGAGAATACCTCTCATCTTCGATACAGTAGACAACTCATCCAGTGTGATGGTTCCTGATACGTTCAGGTCACACGAGTGGAACTTTGTCCACTTACTTGTCTCGGCTTCTTCAATCAACTTCTCAAAGAGTGTAGCCTTAGCCGCACTAATGATTGTGGAAGACGTAGGCATAGTAATCTTAGATGACCCACATGTAATGTTCAGTGTCTTTGCTGAACCTGTCTGTGAGATGTTCACCACATCATCCTTCGCTGCTTTGAGAAACTGTCGAACCTTGACCAGTTCAGTGATGTCGAGGTTACCACTTTCTCCCACAACTCCTACTACTTCTCTCGTCTTCGATAAGTAGTACGAGATGAAAGCAACAGATGCTGTCATGTGTTTATCATCGAACTTGATACGTAAGTCTTCTGTGTTTTTACCGAACTCCGATAGGAAGTCCAACAACTGTTTTCTGTTCATGTTTACTTTTGTCATAGTATCACCTCAAGGTGGGGGAAACGGGGCGAGGTGAAGAAAGAAGTACCCCGCTTAGGCCACTCAGGTTTCGGCTCCTGAGAGGAGTTAAGTGTCCCGTTTTTTATTCCCCAAACCCCCATGTTGAATCAAAGTGTTCCGTCATAGAGTTCAGGTAGGCCATACCATTGTGGCTCTTTACCTGCCTCTGTAACGAGAGTAGTCCTCTTCTGTCCTTGTAGTCGTGCATTGGTTTTGCTCTTGTCGAACCGAACAGTGTATTCGGACTTGACCACATCACCAGTCTCATCATCGAGAATGTCTTTGCGCTCACATATGAGAATCTGATAGACGAAGTTGTTGCTTGCCTTTTCCCAATCAGGTCGCCATGTAGAAGCGCTGTCTTCATTGTTACCCCACGAGTAGTTAGTTAATCGTAAGTGAGTCTCCCAAAAGACTCGGACACCAGCCTTGACAAGTCCACGACACAACCCAGTGAGTTGGTGGAAACGAGTCTTACGGATAGCCCAGTCCCATTGGTGACCGACCTTCTTGTTCCAGTCAGCGGCCTCGATACCATCCTTAGCGATGTTCAAGTCTACGATACGCATACAGTTTACACATACGCTGTCCCACAAATCAACACCAGTGACATGGAATCCCCATAGACGAGGGCCATCATAATCAGGATGACGTTGCTTCTGAGCGATGTCATTAGCGAATTGAGTTATGCTCATTACACGTAGATGAGTGTCAGGATAGTTGTAAGCAGTGCTATCACCTTTCATCATCACCCACGGTTCAAAAATCTTAATGTTGTCATTGTCTCTATGGAACGCTGACTTGTTAGCAGCCCCGCCACCTTCAAAGTCCATAATCCATAGTTGCATTTCCTTCTCTTGCTCTGTTCGTTCAGGCATAGCCAGCCACTTAGTAAACGCATCAGTAACGATAGCCGTCTTACCAGTGTTGTCATGTCCCGCAATACCCATGAACAAGTGTGTCTGTGGAGCATTGTCCATCATCTGTAGTTCGTTGCGTAGAGCAGCAAAGGGGTCATCGTCTTTACGCTTAACCGCTGGAGTTTCCTCCAGCACCTTCTCTGCCTTTGCTTCAGTTTGTGCTTCTTTTGTTTTTCCAAATCCCGCCATTGTAAATCACCTCAGTTAAATTGACCCTTGCCTGTATCTCCACCAGTCTGTCGTTGTCGAATACGTCGAGCATCAGCAAAGACACCCATCACCTTGAGGCTTGGGATGTCCTTACCGTCTTTACGCTTGACCGCAATACGACCACACACCAACACTGTAGAGCGTTCTGCGTAGGGAATAGTCTCGTCATCTGTTCGTGCAACGAATGGATTAACCAAGTCGTTACAAGCACTACCGACCCAGCACATAACATCAGCAGCATCTGTGCTACCATGTTGGCTTTGAAGAGCAGTAGAAGTAAGTGTGAGTGAATAACCTCGTCCGTCTTCATCGTACTGATTGTCACGAGGCTCAGTGGACATACGGTTCACTGTTCCCTTAGTGAAGACTATTGGGCCACTGCGACCTTGTTCACCATTGATTGTGAAGGTACGGCTACCTGACTCAAAGGCATCAACCAACTCATCGAGTGGGACGTAGTGAGGGTGGAGGTCGTTATCAGTCCAAAACTTGAACGGCTTGAGTAAGCCCTTCATACCATCATTAACAAAAGCATCAGTGTATTCGATACTCTTGGATATTCCCATGCTGGTAGACAAGACATCCTTGAATCCTTCAGCGGCTTTCTCGCTCGGTGGTCGTGCCATGATACGACATGGTTCACCAATGAGAATCTCAGCGTCAGCGTCCTCGCCTTGCATGTCCAAACGCCATAGTTGAATAGCACCATCGTTGGTGAACTCATCTTCAGAAGCGCCTAAGAAGTGGTAGTTACGACCATTCATCGACATGGCTTTTGGTCGGCCACTCTTAGCGAGCAAACAAATGCGCTCACCGTCAGCGATGAAAGAGTTATCAGGGATTTCATCTACAGGCATCTCTGTAAGAGAAGAGCCTTTGTTTGTAGATAGTGACCATAGGCCGTCTGTCTTGTGGTAATGTCCTACCATTCCACTACCGATAGCGGAGTTGGGGTCAAGTGTGAAGTCACGTTTGGCACGAGCAACGAGGTTGCTTCGACGGTCACGTCGCTTGTCATCGACACCGACAAAGCATCCAACGAATGGAACAGAGCCAGCCATAGGTGCTCCGCCACTACCAATGTTCCGTGTCTCAATGAACATCTGTTCAGCCCAGTCAATGAGTAAGTCCTCATCTTCTTGGCTTGGGTCAGTACACCCATGCTCCTTGTTAATTTGTGCAAGGAAGTCAGTGACTACCTTTTGGATGTCTTGTTTGGTACGAGTAGCATATTGCTCCAGTCGCTCCAGCACACCTTCGGGTAGGCTACTGCTTACCGCTACAGTGTGGTCGTCTTCATTTTGTCCGTTATCTTCATATTCGTCTGTCATGATAATACCTCCTTTCGTAGTCGTGCCACAAGGCAATCAACAAAGGAATATGAACCGATAGGCCATTCATACATGTGGGGAATCATCTCTCCCAGCACACCCATGACTGTCCATGTGTTGTCTTCATCCATCTCAAAGAACTCGGTTAGGTTCTCATGGAATGTTCGCATGACGAAGGTAAGTGAAAGCCCTCTGTCAAACATGGTATAGAGTTGCTTACGCATGTCGCCGTAGTCACCACTGATAGCAGCAAGTGCGGCCTGTGATGGGTTGCCCCCATCGGATAGTCTCTTCTGTAGAGAAGTAAGGGGAGCGTCACCTTGACTCGCCATGATAGCGATAGCCATACGCATATCACCACCAGTGAACTTCATGAGTCGCATGAATGTGTTACTCCAAGCGCTGAGTGTATCATCACCCATGTTGGATAAGTGTCCTTTGAATAAATCAACAAGCCTCTTAGCCCCATCTTCAGGACTGATAGGCTTGAACTCATACACAAGACACCTGCTTCGGATAGCAGGTTTGATTTTGCTAATCTCGTTGCATGTAAAGATGTAGAAAACATTGTCAGCATACTCTTCCATGATGCCCCTTAGAGCATCTTGAGCAGCAGGGGTGAGGCCGTCAGCCTCGTCTACGATGATGCCTCTCCTGTCAGTGCCTACAGCCTTGACCGCACTCATCTGTTTGAGTTGGTTACGAATGTAGTCAAGCCCTCTGTCATCTGAGGCATTGACAATGATGTAGTTCATGGGGTCAAAGTAGTCACCCATCTTCTCACGGAGCATGACCTTCGCCGCAGTGGACTTACCAGTGCCTTGCATACCGTGGAGGAGAACAGCACGAGGCCACTTACCACCATTCCGCCAACCCATAGCGTCGGAGACAAAGGCAGTCTGACCTGCTATGTCCTCCAAGGTCTGTGGTTCTGTGCTGTTCTCCATAAATATCATCCTACTGTTCCTTTATATATCAACTTCAGAATTAGTCCTCTTCAAGAGATAGTTGTTCGTACTCATCATCGTATGCCTTAGCCCACGAGAGAAACATCTCATAGTCATTAGGCGGGGGATTGTCATACACGAATGTCCACATGTGGTAGCCTATGTTATCAGCGAAGGCATTGAGAATAGGGTATTCTTTATTGAGAGTCTGTAGGAGAAGGTGTAGTCTCTTCTGTGCTCTGTTGGATGTGAACCCCTGCATGTCAAACTCATGAGCAAGAAAATCACCTATGTCTAACACCTGTTCAACATAGGGAATGATGTGTAATGGTAGAGGGTCACGCCATACAACAGAGCGCCTAACCCTGTAACCCACCTTTGCTTGTGAGTCTTTACTTACATAGGTATTGAACTTGAGTTGGCCGAGCATGTAGCCTAAGCCAATACCGAATCCTGTCTTGTCATTTGTTTGCATCGTCATTATTCCAACCTCACATACAAGATGTAACCATACTTACTCGGAATGATACGAGCCTTTCGGCCTTCATACCGATGAGCCTTTGCATAGTATTCTGCTCCGTCTTTCGTTGAATGCACATCATCAATAAGATACAAGCGACCATTGAAGGTGCGATTTGATGACACCTTAGCCATCAAATCCCTGTTCTTGTAAGTATACATTTTACCGAATATAGTTCTACCATCATCAGTTAATGCCAGTTTACGCCCTCCTCGTATCAAGTCAAGTGTCCAACGCCTTCGCAAGCCCTTGTGTGTTCTGACAAATTTACTCATTCTACACCACTCCTTGCCACCAGTTCAACGTACTGAGTCACGTCTTTGATACCCAAGTCAGTCCTCAGTTTAATGACTGTATAATCGGTTAGTATAACCATCTCCCAACCATGTCTTCCTCCGACTCGCACTGCTGCTATCTCAGCCACAGCACACTCGATGTCGAGTGGATTCTTTAACTCATCAGGAAGAGGAAACGCTGCTGTCATGTCTACAAAGTCATCAATACCATCGAGAGCCTGTAGTGTTCCGAAACCATTAACTTTGTAATCTACTCTTAGGAAGACCTTAGTTCGGTCAGCGTGCATTACATAGCCACCAATAGCATCAGGTTTGAACTCTTGATTAGGTTTGATGAGTCGAATGCATCTTACATCAGGTGACTGCAATTCACGAACAATGTCATCCCAGTTGCTGTCAGTGGACATGTAGCCACTCCCATGCTCACCCCCCACACGAGTTACAAAAGTCTCAAGGGGTGAACGTATTTTCACTCTGTCTATGATTGTTTCAACACCGCTATCGGGACATCGCACTGCTTCGTAGAGATAGTTGGCACTGTAGCCATGCCTACCTATCTTCCTTCCCATCCTGTCTCGCACGACATGGTTGTGAAGATATATAATGTCACCTTTGGGAACAACTACAGCCAAGTGATTCTCTTCAGGAGGAGCGAGTGAAGTGTATGCTTTCCATCGCATAGGTGAGGGAAACCAATCATACTCAGACCATCGTAGATTCACACTAAGGCTCTCTTTGTCTCTGAACAACTTGGTGAGAGTCTCCGATGTCATGTTGCGTGTCATGGCTTCATTCGGAACTGCATGAATACGAGCAAGTGCTCCAAAGAATGCTCTCTTTGTTATGACTGGTGAATCTTTAATGCACCATCGCCAAAGTAGACGTGCTTCTTTCTCGTTAAATTTGTGTGCCACTTCTGTGAAAGACTTGGATGATTGAAGCAACGCTTCAACATAAGAGAGGTCGAAATCTCGTGAGCCTGAGTTTGCACTCTCAGATGCAAGAGCCATCCACGTCTCTTCTTCAGGTAACATATCCTTGACCACATCATAAAACAATGCTGCTTCATAAGCGATGAGTTTGAATGGGTCAGTCGGTAATTGGTCGATGTAGAACAGACGATAAAGAGCCAGTGTGTCCTCAAGTGTTGTCAGTCGAGCCAGTTGAGTAACTGGTGCTTTACCTAAGCGTAGTTGCTCATGTATGTCAGCGAGTAATGCGAACTTTGTCATAGCAACCCCTCGATTAAATCTGTGAACTCGCCTTGCCAACCATTAGGTCTTGGTTGTGTACCCACACCTAATATCTGAAACGACAGGTTACGAACCTTAACAGCGCTGGTCTTGATACCTTTACGCTTAGCGCATAGATAGAGACAATCAACCATCAACCCGTGTGGGCTTCTCTGATTCATCCATCTATCATCACCTGCTACCTTGATTGACAGAGCCTTAGCGGAAGCGTACTCGCCTCCTTTCAAACCCATAGCCAATGCCAGTTGCATACCTCTATCTACACCAGCGTGCGTCTCTACGGTACGAGCAACTATCTCTGCTTTATCACTCATCTCCTAACACCTTCTTTCTTGACATCTTCATGTCTCCAAGCACCCAGCGAAGTCCATAGATGACTCCCTGTAGCCCTTTGTAATCTCTCATGTGCTGAACCTTTTCTTCTTTCGTGAGTGCAAGATTGTGAAGAGCCAAGAGATGCTTGTTCTGTTTTCGCTCAGCATCGTTGAGCATAGTCTCAATCTCTTCCCATGTTCTCTCGTAAGAGAAGTTCTCACTATCTTGGTGGTCGTTCATTCAAATCAACTCCTTGAAAACCTCTGCTACAATTGAATTAATGTGTCCGCTTATGAATGGTTTTCCTTTAGCAGTATCAATAATTCGCAAGAGGACTCCACGCAATCGTTCGACTTCTGCAAGGAGAAGTGGTGCGTCGGCCATGATTCGTGCGTTTGAATAAGAATTGGTTGCCGCTATTTCTTCACCGTTAGAATCCCTCACAGTCATAGCACCTTTTCGTGCGCCTACTTTCCATTCACCTTCACTATGTCCTTCGTATTTGTCTGTGTCAATCATTCAATCAACCTCTTCAACTCATTTGCCGCAAGTACAAGTAGGTCACTTGGTCTTCCAACTTTTCGGTTAGTCCAACTTTCCGCCAACTCCTTGATACCTTCACGCAACCGCTTGATTTCTTCAAGGAGAAGTGGTGCGTCTGCTATGAGTTGAGAGTTAGGCAACCAAAAACGAGTGTCAATTTTAGGATTTAGAGTCGCAATTTCACCACCTACATTCCCTACTTCGCAAGCGTCTTGAGCACAGATGCGCTCTCCATGAATCTCCCACGGTCTTTCCGTATGTCCTTCGTACTTGTCTGTGTCAATCAATTCAAATCCTCCTCTATTCTTCTCCAGTAAGACGACGAACCTATGTTAAACTCAAGCAACAAGTCAGTAACCACTTGTCGCAACCGCTTGACTTCTGCGAGCAGTAGTGGTGCGTCTGCTATGAGCAATTCGTCAGGCAACAAGGAACCTGTGAGATTCTGAAATACCTTTCCAGTATTGCTCATAATGTATGAGTCCTTAGACCCGTTAGGGCAGTTAGTGAAATCAACATACCACCATTCTCCTTCTGTGTGTCCTTCGTATTTGTCTGTGTCAATCATTCTTGTTCACCTCTTTTTCTATGATGTTGAATCCTTCTTTAGTCGCCTCACCATACAAGACATCAATGCCGCATCTGTATTTGCTATGAAGCATACTCGATATTTGCATGACACTTTCAAGCCAGTCATTAGGCATGTCAATAGGCACACCTGAGTCACTCGTTAGTTGAATAACCAATGTTGGGTATTTCACAATACCACCTCTTGTTTGTTCTCCTTGATAGCGGAGACATCCATCATGGCTGTGTCTACCTCAGTGAAGATAACATTGAGTAGTGTGTCACCAGCACGAGTGCTGATTGTTTCATCCATCAGTTTGTCGATGGCCTTATTGAGTGCCGCTGAGTGCTTCTCTTCTTCAATGTTCCATTCGGAATCATTGGTAAGCATCTTTGCTATGTCCTTGATTGCATTCTCAACCACAACGCTGTAGTGTGCTGGGTCAGTTTCTGTGGGTACGAAGTTACGAATAGCCATAGCCAGTAGACGAGCCATGACATTCTTCTTTGGGAACTTGGCTGGCATCCGTTGCTGAACCTCAGCACACTTTCGATAACCTCTACCATGTGTCTTACCTTTGGTGTTCTCTTTGTCTGTCTCAATCAACATAGCCGCCCCACTCTTCAAGTCCATGACATAGAGTTGAGGGTCAGCGTAGTATTCCTGTTTAGGGTCACGCCTCTTCTTCTCTTGCTTCGTCAATTCACTTGCTAACTTGCTTAGTGCTTTACCTGTTCCATCTGTCCATTCCATATTCATTCCTCTTACTCTGTATTCTTACTGTTGCTTTATATATCAACTTACAATTTAGTTGTCATAGTCCATCCTTCTTCTGTGATAGACCATTTGCGTTGCCTCGCCTCATGTCTGAGTTCTCTAATCTTCTGCCTGATTAGGGTGACTCTATCGGTTACTCTCTTCTCAAGAGACACCATACGAGAGTTCACTGTAGCGAGTAGCGTCATTATCTTCTCCTCGTGCTCCTTTTGCATAGAAACGATGCTGGCTTTTAAGTCAATGAATGCGTCACCGTGTTCCAGTGATGCGACATCAACTTCCTTCTTGACTGAATCTTTAACCAGCGTCTCAATTGTTTGTGCTACTGTGTCCATCTTCTCATCCATGACGTTGATTTTAGCGAGTAACTCTTCCTTACTCATCTCTTGATTTATAGAATTGTAACGAGCGTTCTGTATGGTTGTGAATGTGTTATCGTAAAGACAATCGTGACAAACCTTTTGCTTAGATTTCATCGACCTCTTTGTAAATGGAAGGTTACACTTAATGCACTCAACACTGTAGGACATCAAGCATCCCTCCTGTAGTCACTGACAACTGTGCGACTGTTCGGTATAGGGGCTGGTCTTTCCATGTCAGGTGACTTACCTATACGGTCACCACCAGCCATACGCCGACTCATCTCTTTCTTCAGTGCTACCTTTGTATCAACACCGAACCTTTGGTTCTTCACTTCTTCACAGTCCTCGCATTTTGGTAGAGACTTGGCGAACCTATCACTCATACATCTTTCATGCCATGAGTCTATTCGCTCTGCACCGCACAAGTAACCAATTCCATCTATGCTGGTGTGCAACACCGTTGGTGTGTAACTCATTCTTCCATCTCCATGTGTCTGAAGATATGGGCTATCACATCAACAGTCCAACCGTTACCTAACATCTTGTATCGTTGTGAATTAGAAACACCAAGCGTATAGTCATCAGGTAAAGTCTGTAGCCTTTCACACTCAATAGGAGTTAGTTTTCTGTATACAGTTTGATTGTCGAGGACTGTATGCTCTTTGAGAGAGTAAGTCGCTGTTAAGCAATTCATCTTCCCGTCGCTTCTTGGTACTAATTTCTTACCTCTTCTTGGAGAGAAGTCTCTTCCGTGTTTCTTCTGATACTCTCTTCTGATTCTCTTAGATTCTTCAGTCCTTCTTTCCGTCATAGCAAACGGGACGGTTACGAAAGTCCCATTCCAGTTTGCGTACTGTCGAGCAGTCATACAAATTGCCTTGTCAGGATTTACGTCAGAGTATTTCTTTTTGATTTGAAAGTCTTTGTTCTTGTTCCACCACGCTTTCCATTTTGTCGTTAGGTGATACTCTTCACCAACATCATCCTCAAGAACATCCTCAAGAAAAATTAGTTTGTCGTCAGGTTGCTGAATGTTAGGTATGTTTGTCCAGTAGTAACGAGGTCTGTTTTGTGCTGACACTAAGTTGGAGTTGATTAGAATGGGTTCGACACCTAAGTATTCGGTGATGATGTTTCGCCACTCTCCTTTCATTTTTACATTCTCAAGTAAGAAATACTTTGGCTTGTAGTGATTAAGAATATCCACGAACTCGAAGAACAGTTTACTACGAGGGTCTTCAAAATTAAGTTTCTTACCAGCCGCCGAGAAACCCTGACACGGAGAGCCAGCAGTGATTAAATCAACGTCTTCTAAATCCCAGTCACGCCAATTGAGAACGTCGCCTAACCGTATGTTATCAGGGTAGTTCTTATCAGCGATTTGAATAGCATACTTGTCTATCTCAGACGAGTAGTAGTTATCTAATGCGATACCTGCTCGTTTCAAAGCCAGTCGGCCACAGGATGTACCATCGAATAATCCTAATGCATTCCTAATCTTCACGCCGTCACCTCCACGCTATCGGCTTCCCATCCTTTAATGATGTGAGAACCTACTTCGGCGTGAGTACAGTTTCTCAACGCTTGTCGTTTATTTTTTATTTTAGTATGTGAAATATCAAAACCATTCGCTTGTTGTGCTTGAGTAATCTTATTGTTTTCCCTCATACCATTACTTTTTATTTTCAGGTTGCTAAGTGGGAACGAAGCCCACACTTCATGACGACCAACACGAGCCGTAGGTTCAATCAGGGGTTCATAGTATGGTCTGACATTCTCGACAGCCCAAGCGCCCTCGTAGTGGTGCTTGAGGAATGTGATGAGTCCGTACAGGCTCGTCATGTCGGGAACGACTGGGGCGTAGCCCTTCGCACGTACACCTATATTGAATCGGTATTGTGAATGCGTCGGACATGGTGGTGAAGCCCAAATGAAATCGAACTCGTGATAATGGGCGAGTAGGTATTCGTGAGCATCGCCAACAACCACTTCGTCATCAGGGAAATTTTCAGCATAAGCCTTAGCAATTTCGGCATCATATTCAACAGCAGTAACATCATAGTCGTCACTCCATCCTCTTCGATTACCTCCGATACCTGCATACAGATTCAGTACCTTCTTCGATTTCACGCCGTCACCTCCACGCCTCGCCACCAGTCGGGAGCAGGTGTACCCTTCTCCCACTTGGCGAACTGCTTGGAATGGTAATAGCGACGGTATGCTTCGATAGCAAACTTAGGATAAGCATGGTATACAATCTCACCATCGACAGGTTCAGGTCTGTACTCATCAGGCATAGCCAATGCAAACTGTGTTAGCCCGTCATCAGGGATGACATGATGTAGTTCCATCATCCGTAGGATGGGTTGGTTACAGGCATGTTCTTTGCCGAAGCGTTGGCTGTACTCGTTACACAATGTAACAGCATGTACTCCAAGCCACAAGAAGTTGGTACGAGTTTCACCTGCCCATACTGTACATGGGTGATGCTTGTAGCCACCTTTGTACATTGTACCACTCTTGGTAAGGGGCATTGAATCATGAGGTACATCGTGCCTGTGAAGGGCTGATGCCATCATCTGTGCCGCTTCTACGCACATCTTGGGAACGTGCTTGTCGCAATGCATACGTGCCGCAGTAATTGGGTTTCTATCTAATACAAATATGTTCATTGTTTATCTCTCCCTATCAAAAACATTCTCGCCTCAATGGACTTGTCAATGCATGGGCTACATACATTGTACTTACCACATCGAAGTCCTTTAGATTCCATTCCATTATATCTACACATATCGCATTTCATTTTGATTTCTCCTTGTATTCTGTGTGTGTCTTTGGTAACTTGTGTACTCGTCTACTGCACATGTTGTCCAATAGGGAACAAACATTGGCTACACCAGTAGACCATCGCTTCTTTGTCACTTCGTCATTAACCATCGCTTGTTCTAATTCTCTGATGTCGATGTTGTCACGAAGCCAACTAATGACTTCGTACTCAACATGGCTAACTGATGTTGCTCTTTCCATGAAGAGTGTTTTACTGTTCCTTTATATATCAACTTCAAGAGTCGTCGGTTCTTTCCTTCTGTTCTTCGTTAGCCTTCGCACTTTCGATTGCTTCTATGAGACGTGGTAGCATCTCAGTAGCCTGTTCTATAGACAAGCGTACTCCGTGTCTTGTGTGTTGCTTACCATCACGAAGTATGCGTAGGTCAATCCAATCCTTGCCATAGAAACTAACTTGTGCCAGCCTGACATCACCTCTGCCATCTTTCCATTTAGCCTCAAGGCTACTCGATTGCCATACAGTTTTCTCAGTCATACTCATTCCTCCTCAAGAACCATGTCAGCACGAAGCCAATGCTTGTGTAAGTCACCTGCTGACCATCTTTGGTTTGCGATAGTATCATCTTCATACTCAAGTTCAAAGACAGTAACGAGTGGCTCTGCTACAATGCGAGCACGTTTATTCATGTGCTTGTTAATCCACACACTTCCAATCATTCTTCCTCATACTCCTCAGTCTGAACTCTCATGCAACAAGTTCCCCACATCCACGGAGGCACTTTCTCACCAGTATCAGGGCAAGTAGAGCCTACTAAGATGGAACTCCCACCTGCTTCTGCTACCTCAAACATCTGTTGTCGAGTCATGGCTACCATGTAAGTTGGAGTTGGCTCTTCAACGCTTTGAATCGAACCATTTCTATACGATGGTGAGTTGGATAACCAGTCGATTTTGTATCGCATGAACAAAGCATCGCCAGCGAGTAGGTTGTAGTCATCAGGATTCATCGTGATGGATTTTCTTTCACCTGATTCATCTTCGGTGTAGGGAACCACAATGCCCCAGTCTTCAACTGTATGGGTGTTCCCATCATCAAGTAAGACTTCTCTATCACTGAGATACATTGGGTATGCGTTTTCAAGTGGTAGTTCTGCTAATGGTGTACCGTCATCAGTTGTCCATGAAGCGGCAACTGCTTGACGCTCTTGCATCTCTTGCCTGAACGCTTCTTCTGCTGATAAAGCAACATCAGTAATCATTGGGTTATCATCGAGCATGTCAATGTTCACTGATGCAAACAGCCCACTGATACTCTCATGATGTCTTATCGAATCAGCATGGTCTACTCTATGCTCAAGTTGCAGTGTTGTTTCATCTATCTTGCGATAGCGACATCCAGTTCCTTCAGGTCGCCATACTGCTTTAACAGCCATTTGATTAAAGTGTTCAAGCGCCCATACTTTCAATTCAGGTTCGTATTCTTTTGTCATAATTTCACATCCATATATCCAAGTTTATCTTTTGATTCTCGTAGAGGAGGAGTTTGTCACAGCATCGCACGACCAAGTAGTGGTGCTTCTCCATAATAAGAATCATGCCTTGCTTAAGGTCACCTTCGCATTCAGGACACACTTCGTATATCCCTTCGCTTGATAGTATGACACCTAAGACCCACTCCTCACCCCTCCCATCGGGGAGTTGTAATTGAACATGTCGGAGGTCACACTTGTGACCATCGGGTAATATCCACATACCATCAGGAGTGATGGCCGAGGGCTTCAACTGAGCATGTTTGTATTTGTCATCGCTCACCATCAGCAACCCTCACTCATCTGATACTGGAATATCTGTGACAATGTATGCTGGTTTGCGCTCAAAGTTAGGCTTGTGCTCATCGAGTACAGCATCAGAGGCGTGTCTCCACATACCGATAACCTGTTGTGGCGATAGATAATCGTCAGGGTCTACACTCCCAAGCATAGTTATGTCGATGGTAAAGGAACGGATAGACCATTCACCGTCGTCATTCTTCTCAAGACCTTGATGTGTCCGTTGTCTGAAATGACCACTGTTGTCGATGTGAGCCTGAGCAACAGCACTCATAAAGTCGATACACTGTTGCTTGGTAGAGAAGCGAAGGTTGCTCATGATAGAACTCGCACTCCAGTCTGATGGCTCCTTACGACCAACAACGTAGTCCTTGATTTCTTCAATCGGCTTCCATACGAAGTCGGCAATCTCGTGACCGAATGAGGTTCGGGAACGAACCTTGCAGTATTTCCAACCGTTCTCAGTGTCACCTGCTTTACGGTTCTTACTGCTTGTGTTCTTGACATAGGCACTCATCTCAGCGAGCCAACCCCAGTCAGACCAAGCGTGCTGAGAGTTTTTACCACGACCAGACTTAGAGACGATGTTGTCATTACGCTTAAGCATACGAGCCAACGACTCACGGATAGACTTGATGACATCTGCTTCAGGGACAGCCTGAGCCATACCACGTCGCATCTCATCCCATGCAACGACGTTCTTGGCATCCATGTATGATGCAGTAGTAGACCACTGGTGGTAATTATCACCAGCACTACATGGAGCACGTCGCCATGCAGTGATGAAGTCAGAAGTAGTTGCATCGGGGTCTGACTTTCGTCTCATAGCCCATATCCGACTGGTCGGGTTATCGTGGTGTCTACAGGTCTTGTCATCTATAGCCTTCCATGCACACTCGCCTCTTGTATGTGAGACATTTTTGCATATGGTTTTGTGTATGTAGTCCTTATGTAATGCAATGTCGCCAAAGAAATCTTGTAACGCATCTAAAAGTTCATCGAAGTAGGAGTCAGACATCAAGACAACATGTGTAAAGTTCTGTTGCTGTTGTGTACGAATCACCCCATACTTTTGTTTGAGTGCATTAACGTCGTGACCCAACTCAGTGAGTTTCTCTGTGTTGATTTCAAGCCACACCCTGAGAGCCGTCGAGCCCCAATTAGTTTTGAAGTATAGGCTACCGTTACTCCCTATCGTGGGAACGCCGAGCGTGTGATTGTAGCCCAAGATTTCATCTTCGCCACATGAACTGACAGATGGAGTTGGAACTTCACCGTAGCCAACTTTACCAGTCATCATAACAGCGGCGGCACGAGTGTGAGTGTTTACCATATCACTCCACGTTAGACCTACATTCGGGCCAGCCTTCATGAGTGTGTAAGCAACTGCCGCATCCATAGGCCAGCACTTACCAATTGCATTCTTTGTTCTACCAACAGCGTGGTCTACGATAATCGCTTCTTCGCTGAAGTCTACGTTGTTCTCAACAATACCTGCTTTCGCAAAGGTATTCCATGTCTGCCATCCATTCCATTCTCCACTCATATAATCAACTCCTGTATATTGTTTTTCTTTTCTATCGTTTCCTTGCTCATTGGAATCTTAACATGGGGGACAGTTTTGCATCCCTTCTGAATAACCTCGTCGGCTTGGAATATATCACTCAAGTCACATCTTGGCATTATCTCTCGCTGTGTCCAAAGGTGAAGGTTGTTGAAGATAGGTTTGACTGAATCCTTGACTGAGCATAAAACTACATCCCAATTCTTCAACGAATCTCTCTTCTTCATGGCTTCGACCATCATATCAAAGTAAGTATGTGCTGGGTCATTCTTGTATATCTGTTGGACAGACATCGTACCATCAAGATGGTAGATTGTCGTATTAGTTGCTGAAGCATAGCGGAAATTCTGTAGCATGAAAATCACACCAGTTTTGTTGTTTTTGTAGCCCAAGAAACGAGCGTTCACGTCATCACCCAAATCATTACCTTCGTAGTAGAGTGTAGCGGCATTCCACGCTTTGTGTTTACCACTGGTTCCGTATCTAAAACACTCTATCAGTTCATCATTCGTCACAGGGGTATCGCTACTCCCAGTTATCTTTACATCTTCTCTCATATTTTTCATTCTCCTTGTTGTTTCTATTCTTACTGTTGCTTTATATATCAACTATTTTCAGTTCATCGGTTTTCATTGTAATCTCGTGCGAGGTCATACGTGTCATGCATAGACCTTATGCATTCTATACACCATCCGTCTCCGTTCGGAGCGTCATGTAGCATATCCGTGTGCTCTCCGCATCCCTCACACTGAGGACACTCCATACAAACACCATCGTTTTCGTTATCATACGGCATCTCGCAACACTCGCATTCTTTGAATCCGTACATCTCATAGACATACTGTAGTTTCTCTTTGAGTAGTCTCAGTTCCTTGCTTTCGCTCATATCAGTTACACTCCTTAGTGACTATCATATTCTCATGCGAGGGAAACGTCATCCCCTACGCCTACATCCATCATCACATCAAGAAACGATGGGGCTTCGCCCTCTACACCTAACGCATCCATCGTACTCTTGATGAACTCATCGAACTGATTTACCTCATTCATACTCAGTGCTAATGCTGGTGGATAGAGTTGAGTCAAGTCCCACTCATAATCTTCAGCGTGTGAATTAGCATAAGCAACAAAGTCAGGTGTTGTCTTTGTTGAACCAGTGAGCATAGGCTTGACTCCCGTGACATGAATGTATGCCTTCGCTGGGTCAGCACTCAACCCCATTTCCATACAGTTGAGCGCATCGACAGAAAGGTTGTGCGTACTGGCGAGTTCCTGATACACCAATTCCCAAGCAATACCATCTACGGCTTCGCAATCTGTTGATAACTTTTGATGGTATGTCAGCCATGTAAGGTGAGTGCTCGCTGTGTCCTGTGCTCGGCACGATGAATCGGATAGTGCTTTCTTGCGTAGCGCTAAGTAAGTTACCACTGACTCAGGTAACGGAAGTAAGAAGCCGTGTATGCTTGGTGAATATCCCAAGCCATGTTCAGCCATCGCTTCCATATCTTCAGCGAGTTGTACTGACATGTCTGTGTAAATCTGTGGATGTGTCATGTTCAGGCACTCCTGAGTATCTTCTTGAAATCTTTGAGTGTGTCGTTCCACATCTCAATGACTTGTTGGATTTGTTTCACAACTGCACCGTCGTATAAGTCATTGAGTATGTCAGGGTAGTGCTCTTGTAAAGTCTCACGAGTAATCTCCCCAGCACCATGCCAGTGATGGTTGTATGCAATCGCATCCAGCGTTCCCATGTCTACCATGTTCATTCCTCCTCGCCAGTCGAGTAGACATCGCCACTCTCAATCACAAGACCTGATGATGTGTTCTTCACGAATGTGATAAGTGTACCCACTGCTGTCGAGTCATCCTTGACATCGAGCATAGCCCCACTTGGATGATTCAACTCTGTACCTTTGATGAGTAGTTGCACTGTACCTTGTTGTTCCACATAGGAGATAACCTCCAATGGTGCATAGAGAACAGAGCCACTTGCTGGACTCGGTAGTGTAGGTGGTTGTTCTGATAACCACTCTGTTAGTTCAACTGGTGCTCGTAGTTCAAGTGCAATACCATACTTACGATTCACTGTTGGTTCACCCACACCCTGAATGTGTATTCGGTTACTATCGAACTGCGTTCTTACTTGTAGTCTTGCTTCGCCATAATCTTCTGTCATACTATTACCTCTTATTGTTCCTTTATATATCAACCAACAATCAGATGAAGTCTCCCAGTCCATCGAAGTCAGACCCACGCTCATCCAAGTAGTCATCAAGACTCTTGTGTGAGATTCGTAAGCGAGACTCCTCTTGCTTGCGCTTCAGTTCCTTATTGTTGAGTTGTTTCTTATTCTTCGCAGGGTAGTTCTTGCCTTTGCCTTTGCCTTTGCCTTTGCCTTTGCCCTTCTTGTCTTTGGCTCGCTTGGTTTGCTCTGCCTTCTTGAGTAGAGCAGTGCGTTCAGCATCACGAGAGTGCCATGTCTCTACGTTCATGAACTCAGGTAGGTAGAACTTCTTGGACTTCTTACAATGAACCATACCATCACGAGTCTTGACACTGGCTTCTTCAGCGGCACAGACAACACAGTGTCCATCATCATGCATACCAAAGTGAGACACAGTGTTGTCACACTTAGGACAGATGCCTGACATATCATACAGTGCATCGGTGGACAGCATCATCTCAGGCGCTCCACAGTTGTTACACTGTTGAGGTACTGAGTCATCAATGTGAGTCCACTCAGGTGTACTGCATATACCACAAGAGTACAATGACCATGTGGATGGGAAACCATCTCCGTCATCGTAATCATCTTCATCAGCAAACCAGTAGTCAGCCTTCGGTTGATTCTCCTTCTTGCCATTCTTCTTCATGGGGTAGTCAGATGTATCAGTGAATGTGAAGTTGTTCTTCTTCTTGAACGAAGCGAAGAGTGGCTTGCCTTCAGGTAACTGTAAGACTTCAGCGATGTAAGTCTGTTGTGACTTACCCTCAACAGCATGGTGACAATAGATGTCACGAACATACTCAACGAGTGATGCAGTGTCAGGTTGCTTGAGGCAAGTAGGGTCACCCATGAGGTAACCGAGTATACATAGTTGCACACCAGTACGACCATGACCACCAACACATTGAGTAGAGACTGTCTTGATACCCAACCGCTTGATGTCGGCAACGAGTGCCAACCAAAACTCACGGTGAACATCTTGAGGGATAGAGAAGTCAGGCCAGTCAATGCTGATAATCATTGGAGTGTCACCACCAACGTAGCCTTGACAAGTCCAACCATCAGGCACAACAGTGGCACGAGGATTGTCCATCACCTGTGCTGGGCCGATGGCGAGGTCGGGTAGTGGTGACATACGATGCCACCCACCGTCACGACTGTGACCACCAGCATGTATTGCTACACCATCTATCTCAAACACAACTGGGTTACCAGTGTGACATCCAACTTTGTTTCCATATCCTTTCATCCAATTCATTCTTTCACATCCTTACTGTTCTCGTCCTGATACTTAGCCATGTCAGCAAGGAACTGTTCCACACCATCACCTTGCTTGGCAAGATACTTACTTAGTATCTGCATCATATCAGGAGAGTCAGGGTCAGAAGTGTCAATGGCTTCATACAAGTCAGAGAACTGTTCAGGTGTAGGGGAGAACTCTTTGGCCTTGATGGAAAGAATCTGCTCCTTCACACTCAACCGAGTCTCACCTTGAGAGCCGACGAGCCACACATCAACAGGTGGTGTCGCAATCATAAGGGAAGCACTGTGCTCATCGAACAACGCTTTGAGTGAAGATAGATGGGTGGCTGGAATCTCTTGAGGATTGTTAGCCGCCCACTGTAAGTGTGCCGCACAACTCTCACAAGTTGATACACCGCACATGATGAAGTCCTTGTTCTGTGGAGAGTTGTGGCTACCCTTGTCACCGTGTCTCCAGTTGGCAGGTAGCACAGCCATGATTTCTCGTAGAGCAGTATGTACATTCTTGCTTGAAGCCATAGGAGTCTTACGCCAGTAGGCTGGAGTCTTCTTCTCAACGTAGTCAAGTATGTCACTCCAATCATTCTCAGGTGGAGAGGCTACTTCAAATTCAGCACGAACATTAGCGAGGTCATCATCAAGGAACTCACGAGCCATCTCAAAGACGGAGGCCATAGCATCCATGTCTCGACGTGGGTTGAAGCCAGCAGTACCAGCATCAAAGGCATACTTGCTTAGCCACTTGTTGAACAGTGAACCGTTGTTGTGAACGGCGTTCTCCGCTTTGTTCACGACTGTGATGAGTTCACCCAATGTTGCTTCATTAGCATCAGCAGTGAATGCTTGTAGAGCATCACATACTTCAGCACCCATCAACATAGAGTCTCCCCACTTGACACCACCGTAGGATGAAGACCATCCTTTGCGGTAGTGCTTGTTCAGGAAGCGAAGCATCTTAGCCGAGTCACCCCAGTCGAGTTCAAGATGACCGATGGCCGCATAGTAGTGACCACGAGTAGTATCAAGGTGTGGTGTGTTGTTCAATTTCTTCCACACATCTGAACCAATACAGGCCGTCATGGTAGCGAACAACTCAGCATTAGCATTGGTCTTGAGTCCACGAGCATGGCGCATCTCACCAAGACCAAGAGCGAGCATGGCTTTAGGTAACCAAGCACAGAACATACCAGCAAGGTATGCTACATCTTGTGGCTTGCTCATAGGTAGACTGACCCACTGGTGGAAGAAGGTTGAGAACCAACCTTGTTGCTTACGCCAGTAGAGGTTACCATCCTTGAGTCCACGAGAGAAGTCAGCAAGGTAAGCATGAGGTGCATAGGGCTTAGGCTCAAAGTTACCATCGTTGTCGAGGACAACCCAACCAGCAGACGCCTCAACCCAGCGGTCACCTACAGAGACAGAGGGAGTGATAGCATAGGGGACACCGACACCACGACAGTGAGCATAGATGTGAGAGAGACGATTACCAGCAGGTTCTACAACCATGTAACCTTCAGGACACTTCTCCTTGGTGATGTTCTCTTCAAGCCATGCGACTTCTTCAAGCCCACTCATGATGATGAAGTCTTGGATGACTACCTCACCTTGCGGAACCATACCGATAGTATCAACACCTTCAGGTGGAGGCATGACTGGAGTGTGAGAAGGAGCACCACGAATCTGTGTGAGAGAGTGATGCACAGAGGGTAAGTCCATGACACCACGATTGCGGTTGGACTCAGCGAGGTTGAAGACGAACTCAAGTTCGTGGTGAGTAGGAGCATAAGACAGTGCGTTCATAATCATGTTGTCCTTGTCGAACTCATCAACTCGTAGAGGGAAAGCGAGGTTGAAGCCATGACCAGCAGTGACACCATCGTGTCCTACTCCCATGATGTTGTAGCCTTGAAACATGACTGGGACTTCAAGCCCCTTGTCATTGGTAGTCATGATGGTCTTGCCAGTATCATCTACTTCAGGATGAGACAGAGCCATGACAGAGGATGAGGATGCATCAATGAATGGCATGAGAAGCATACAACCATCAGGGTCTTCACTCTTCATGATGCTAACAAGACGACCAAAGTTAGAGACGAGGGAGAGTTCGTCATCACAACGAATGGATTCAATCACACCATGACGAGGAGACTCAGGGCAAGTTCTCAAGAAGCATGGGTAGCCAATGATTGTACCTGCTGATACCAAGTGAAGTGGTGTGTCAGTCAGATGGATAGCCACCATGTCAAGTGGTCGCCAGTCTTTAGGGATGGCGTAGTTAGTATGTGCTGAGCGATGAGTGAACAGAGCCTTTGCCTTCTGTGACTTCATGGCCTTCAGCCTATCGCTACTGTTCAGTTGTTCTAATGTTAGGTTCTCCGTCATAGTATCATTCCTCTTGGTTTGTATTCTGTATTCTTACTGTTGCTTTATATATCAACATCATTCAGTTGATTGGTTTTCATTCTCTTCTTTCTGTGCAGGTGAGTAACTAATTGTGCCAACACTCATGTCACCAATGACATAGCGTTTGTACGGTTTGCGGTCTGTAGTACGACTCCACTCGACTGTGATTGTAGGCATCACTCGTTCAGGATGGAGTGCTGACTCAGAGTAGGTTCTCTCCAAGTGATGTGTCCACTCTATATTGATACGAGGACTTCTGTGTGCGGACTCCATCATCCTGTTGAGCCATTCGTAAACGAACTTTCTTGCATCTAAGAAGTTGTCAAAGACTCTTAACTTTGTGTCGTTTTCTCTCCACGTTGCTGTTGATGTAGGTCTACGCTCTTGTATCATCTTCAAGAGCACGAGGCTCTTTGTTCCATCAGGGTTGTCAATCATGCTATCACCATTCTTAATGTTGCTTTATATATCAACTCGTGAAATACTATAGACTGCATGGGAGTCACTCCTCCTCGACATAGTTATCTTTGGTGTACTGAGTGTGAGATGGTAGACGATAGTTTGGTCTTGTTGCATCGACGCTTGAGTAAGCAACGAACATTCCTTTGTTGTCTTGACGTAGCATATCACCTGCTTTAATTTGAGGTAGCCTGTGAGATTCAGTCACCTGCCAAAGTGATTGCCTACCTGTCTTACCGAGATACTCAGCGATGAGCCATTGGTTCTGCCCGACTGTAATTCTGTATGTCATTTTACCAACCCCACTCTTGTGTATTGTGAACCCGCAGTGTTACACGGATAACCACATGGAGAGTGTGTGTATTCAGCATCCAAGAATCCTTTACTACATTGATGTTCGCAGTTGGGGCATTTGTATGCTGTGTTCTTTGGTTCGTCAGTCATGTCACCACTTCCTCACATTGAATACTTCTTTCATACCCAGTCGATGACCAACTCTGACACGGAAGTTATTGATGTGGCAGAATACTGCATGGCGTAAGTGTCCACTTACATTACCCTCTTTGTCTTCACCCAACTCCTGATAGCGTTCAACTGTTCGTTGAGCCTCTGTGACATCGTTGAGGATGTCTATTAACTGAGCGTGTGCTGAGTTCGTAAAGCCAACATCATGTAGGTCTTGTATTCTTTGTTGGTCGGCCTTCACAATAGCATCAGTGTTCTCGTTGAACCAAGTCATGTGTGCCTTGACTCCAGCGATGATGTTCTCTTCGTCTGCTCCCCATGTATTGTCTTCAGTCATTCTAATTCCTCCGTATGATTGGTAGTGAGTGGAGTGTCATCCAGTCCAACGATAATATCTGTGTCGTCATTGAGCAACTTGTCGATAGCATAGGCATGGTTGCGAGCATCAGCCAAAGTATCAATGATAACACTTGGCGCACCTGCTTGTGAGTTCATCTCAAGACCACGCTCAAGTGTATTGATAACACATTCCAATGCATCAATGAAGTTTATCTCGCTCACAGTATCTCCTCCTCTACAGTATCATCTTGTGGAGTAGTAAGTGCAGGGTCACGAACAGCAATCCATTCACCATTCCACTGCACATCATTGAGATACCATATATAGTCACGTTGGTAAATACTTACATGGGGTAGTGCGTTGAGTCTGTCTTTGGTTGTAACTGATTGATGGTCACCATCACTGATGGATAGTGTACCATCGTTGCTGTGTTCAGCGATGGTGTTTCCAAAGAGTTGTAAATATGCAGCCCCCGAAGGGTCTACTGTTACTCTTGTGTTGCTTCGCTCGAAGTTTCTACGATTCATCAGTGCATCTGATGCATCAATACTTATCTTTCTTATTCTCATCTTTCTCATTCTTCTTCCTCTCCTGTCGTATCAATTAACTCAGCGTCTGATTCAACGAATGCAGTATCGTTCTCGTTGAACCATTCGATTGTAGGTATCTCTGCTTTCTCTAATGCTTCTTCAAGACTTGTAGCAGTCACTTCAACATCAATGAACTTGCTAAAGTAGTGACGCACCACATATGTATTCTTATCTTCTTCATTCGTCGTCATAGTATCATTCCTCTTGTGTGTTTTCTTACTGTTGCTTTATATATCAACTTCATTCTTCTTCTTGTTTCTTCTGTGCTTGAGGCGTGTTACCTCTCATGCATTCAGCGCAACGTCTAAACCCAGCAGGTGTAGGCTTGTCACATCCTCGTTGGTGACATGAGTTCATTGTGAATCTCAAACCCTCACCTCCTCGCAGTCACAGTTGCACACCCAAGTATTATTCTTGAGAGTATAAGAACAAGGCATGTCACATGCAGGGCAAGCACCGAAGTAATGCATCAAGCCTTCACCCCCAAGTCTCGTAGCATGTCAGCAGGTATGTCACCAGCATCCACCATTGATTGTAGCAGTGCCTTAGCAATACCCTTTCGCTCCACTGCATCTCCGCCATCAAGGATGGACTGAATGACAGCACGCTTCTCTTCGACAACTGCATTGAACTTCTCATCAATGGTTCCCTTGACTGAGAGGTAGACAGCGTGAACAGTCTCAGCGTCTTGACCGATACGATTCACACGGTCTTCGGCTTGCTCCTCCCATGCAGGTGACCACTCACGCTCAATGAATACCACAGTGTCAGCACGAGTCAGGGTCAAGCCCTCCTTCGCTGCGACAGTAGAACAAATCATAACATCAATGTCACCACGCTGGAAAGCATCGACTCTCTCTTGCCTCTTCTCAGCGGCAACTGAACCAGTGATGAGTCCGAGTCTAAACTCACCCTTGAGTTCATCAACCAACCCATCTACTACATCCTTGTGATGTGCAAAGATAATGGTAGGCTTACCAGTGACCTCACGATACTCACGAACCCAGTTAGCAGTAGCAGTAATCTTGAGTACACCACAGTGGTGTCGTAGTTCAGTGAGCATGTTCAAGACAAAGCCAGCAGGGATATGACCAGCGGTTTTATGCATGTGATATTCATTCAACCATGAGGCTTGAGCATTCTTGTAGGTCTTCATCTCCTTCGGAGTAGGTACGACATCAACGACCTGACGAATCTTGTCAGGTAACTCATCCATGACCTCCTTCTTGAGCCGACGAATGGTGAAGGTCTTGGTTCGCTCATGCAACTCAGCCTCGTTGGATGAACCTTTGAAGTCCCAACCGTAACCAGTGTGGTGAGCATCACAGTATTGTTTCCCGTATGCAAAGAAGTTACCGAACTCAACAGGTCGAAGCAGGTTCAGTGTAGTGAAGAACTCAATGGGTCTGTTAGTGATGGCAGTGCCTGACAAACAGATGATGTCCTTGCTTGTGTTGGCTAAAGCAAGTGAGGCTTGAGTACGCTGAGCCTTACTGTTCTTGAGGTAGTGTGACTCATCGAAGATGACGATGTTGAACCCAGCATCTTCAAGCGCAAGTTGTTGCTTCTTCATGAGGTCATAGTTGATGACGACAACATCAGTGTCAGGTATGTCCGACTTACCATTCTTCACTGCCTCAACAGTGAGGTTGGGTAGCCATGTAGTGAACTCCTTGACCCAGTTATACTTGACATTGGCTGGTGCAACAACGAGGACTGGATGATTCTCAGGATGGAGTGCGGCATAAGACAAGGCTTGGATAGTCTTACCCACACCCATGTCATCACCAATCAAAGCACGACCACCAGCCAGTTCGACAAAGCGAACACCAACGTACTGGAATGGGTACAACTCACGACCTTCAGGAAATTGCTCGGCTAAACGAACACGCATGTCCTCAATCTTATCATCGTCATGCAGTGATGCGGCACTGGACAAAGCAATACGTTCAGCCTGAGACTCAAGCACCTTGTCCATACCACTGACTGAAGAGATAGCATCGGCAAGTGGTTGATAGATACCATCGAGTCTACCCTTGAGGAATGCTCCTTGAGATAGTGGTACTCGCCATGCCTTGTTCCTTGCATCCCACTTACGACCCATGACTCCTTTGACAATACTCAAGACCTTAACTCGCAGGTCAGTGTCCTGAATCCACGGCCACTTGAGTACAAGGACATCAGACTGAATGGTAGCGGAGACATTCTTATCTGTCTCAGTCTTGCTGGTGTCAGGAGTTGGTGCTTTGGTAGCAAGGGCAGTGAGTTGGTCAGCGATGAAGCCATGCTTCACGAAGATAACCACAGCCTTGTTGAGTAGTTCCGCTGTGTATGTGATAGACCAAAACTCTCCGTTCCATTTGATAGCAGGGAAGCCAAGTGAAGACTTGAGTTCATCCTTGACGGCGGCGTGGCGAGGGAATCTAAGTGAGACACGACGAGACTTCTTCGGCCAACGTCGCTGTCTATCGTTCTTGCCATACCATACATCTTCGTAGACCTCAGCCTTGACTGTCTTGTAAGCACGTACTTGTTCTTCACCAACGATGAAGGAAGCAAGTGTCTCCTCGTACAACTGTTTGAGTTCTTCATTCATATCAATGTCAGGCTCAGCGAACTTCAAATTGTATTCCATGACCATGTTCCTGACCTCTTCATCGAAGGTCAAAGCATAGGCAAGGTTGGATGGCTTCTCGCCTGAGTCCTTGAAGAACTTGTGAAGACGAGAGGCCAACTTGGATTGGTATGCTGACTTGGCCTTCGCCTTCACACCAGTCTCGCTCATGTCCTTGAGGAAGGACTGAACATCAACATGAGGAGGGATGCCACACATCTCCATGAGGTGAGGGATTTGTGTCCGACTGTATTTGTAGAAGCGCTCCGATGCTTCTTGATACATAGTCTCAGGTATGTCCTTGTCGTTCTGTAAGAACCACGACATCTCCTTGAAGAACGGAGCATCACCTGCGTTCGGACCGATGTTATCCAACTCACCATCTACGTGAACTGCATTGAACTGTTTGATGAGTTCACTCATCACTGATTTCGTTACTAACTTCTTGCTTTTGTTTACCATTGTATTCACCTTCATCTATTATGTTCCTTTATATATCAACCCTCACTCTTCCGAGTCCTCTTGTTCTATGAGCATGTAAGCCAGTTGGATTAAGAGCATCATAGCCATGCCAGTCTTGGCCTTGCTCATGCCTTTACTAACACCGTACTCTCTCTTGACAATTGCTGAGGCGGCTGGTTGCTTGTTCGTCAGACGAATGCCTTGTTGCTCAAGTTCCATACCACGCAACAGCATACTGAACCTGATACCGATGGTAGGTATGGTACGAATCTCATGTGCTATCTTACGCACCGCAACACCGACACCAGTAGTACCATCTTGCATGGCTTGTGAGAGAATGAACTCCTTGCCATCCAGTTCACTGGTGACACAGTAGCCATCGTGACCATCGGAAAAGATACTCAGTCTCGACATCAAGCATCAACTCCTTCGTCACCATCGTTGAACTCATACATGAGTACGTCAGTCACTGCATCCCACTCGGCTCTTATCTGAACCACTGGAGCACAGTCATCAACAGAGACTGGCTGAGGCTCAGGCTTTGTGAACGCCCACTCAGGTATCTCAATCACTTCATCAACATACACAGCACTTGAAGGTATGAGAATCATCTCGTCTTCTTCATCGAAGCATGACATGTGACACACCACTTGAGCAGTCATTGTCTCAGTGTCAATCACATCAACCCAACCAGTAGGAGAAGGGTGAGGCTCGCCACACCCTAAACAACACATCATCTCTTCATCATTCTCAATGGTTACATTTTCGGTTTCCATAGGATGGTTTGGAAGTGTTGCTTTATATATCAACCAAAGTCAGTTGGCTGATTAGTTTCAAGACTAACGCACTTGCGTACTACATGTAAGTCTTCACTTACTCAAGGTTACAGAACTTACACTCGATGGTATGCTCATCGTTGTAGTGTAGTTTGTTTGCCTCTACATGATGGTGTAGTTCTGTGCCTTCATCCCACAATCCATTAGCCGCACACCCACACCTACAGAAGTTTACGAGTAAGCCTTCAAGATATGTGTAGTCCATCCATGCATTGAGTAAGACTGAATGAATCGCCTTCGCTAACTCTGTCTGTTCTTCACTGGCATACGCTTCTACAATCTTGTACGCCTCATCTTTATTCATCTCGCATTCGTCTGTTGTGTTACTCATAAACCATGCTACTGCGAGGCAGTGTTAAGGTGATTGGTCAATTGACCAAAGGCGTAGGCAAGGAGTCTGACTTGTCCGACTTGTCTTGTGTCTTGTTTAGACTAAGATATATTCTCATATTGTATTGTATAATGTATGTATAATACAACGGACAACCAATACAACAGACTACACTTTCTCTACCGTGTCTACACGTTAGATGTCTATGCAAATCACACGTCTTATGCGTATACTATAGGGGCGAGTCAAAAAGCATGGCTGAATCAGGGCAACCGAATGGTGGGTGCGAGGTATATATCAGGAGGATTAGGGAGTGCGCCTCTCTCGTAGTCGAGACGTATTGAAAATGAATGAGAGGTCACGGGAGTTACCACCCGTATGGATAGGATGGAACGACAGGGGTATCGCATCCCCCGCCGAAGGCGGGGCAAGACGGCGCTTAGCCGTCTCCGAGCGAAGCGAGCGACTGGGCTGGCGTGCGTAACAAGGCCAAAAAGCC